ATAGAATATAATGATTGTAATCAATCAGGTTATAAAACAGATATATCTATTAGGAATGATTGGTTCACCCTAGGATACAATTTAAATAGTGCAAAACATAATACAGGTTGGGGTGTTAAAAGTTCTCGTATATTTGCAGACGCAAAGTACAAATATAAAAATTTCTTAACAGGCGTAACAGCACAACAAGAAGATTATGATTACTATTTTAGATCTCCAGTCCCTACAAGATATCAGGCTTGGAGAACAGGAGTCTATTTTAACTGGTTTAAAGAACAAGAAGCTAAAGTAAGAACATCTGTCGTTCCATATAAATTTGGGATAGGATATCGTTACGAAGATGACGCTCAAACAATAAGAACAGGTGTTGAAGTAAAAGATTTTAGATTTTCATTAGGGAATAGTTATAGACTTCCTAATTTATATGAAAGGTTTGGAGACCAAATGGTTAAACCTAATTCACTTTTAAATCCTGAAAAGGGTGTAGGTTTAGAAGTAGGATGGAAGGGCATTACAATTTGGCATTACGAGTTTAGCGACGGAATAGATTTTAATTTTGCTGACTATCAATATATCAATACAGGCAGTTATGAATCCTCAGGGTTTAAGTTCAATAAATCATATGAAAATTATAGTATATTAGTTCAATATACAGATACAGATAAACTTCAATCACCCAAGTATAAGACCAAACTAAGTTATTCAAATACGTTTGGCAAAATTGACTATGGAATAGTCTATATAGGTGAGTTTGAAAAGGGTTTGGATTATGCCAACCGGCCTATAGATGATGTATCAACCTTAGACCTAACTCTAGGTTACTACCTAGGACCCAGGTACAGGATAGGGTTACAGATCAGGGACATTTTCAATAAAAAATTCGAAATTCTGCCAGAATATGCTGCTGGCGGACGAGAATTCCTCATTTCTTTTGACTTAAGCATCTAAGTCCTTGATTTTAGCAAAAAGATTGCTAAATCTACCGGAAAAGTGCTTGACTCTTGGTTCACGAGAGTGCATAATACATATATAAATTAAATAACTTAGTGAGAAAAGTTAATTGAACAGAATAGAATCCAAATCAATACTAGCAAAATGTTTAGCAACAGAAGACATTTCAATAGTACATGATCCTAAAGCTCCAACAGCAGCATTTGATGTAAAGGCTAGAACTTTATACCTTCCACTCTGGAAGAAAATGTCACCCTCACTTTATGACTTATTCATAGGCCATGAAGTAGGACACGCACATGAAACACCAGCTGAAGGATGGCATGACGCAGTATGTGATGACAGGGCTAAGAAAAACTTTCTTAACGTAGTAGAAGACGTAAGGATTGAACGTAAGGTTAAAGAAAGATATCCTGGATTAGTTAGTAGCTTTTTCAAAGGTTATAAAGAATTAGTTGATGGAGACTTTTTTGGAATAAAAGATTTAGACATCAACAAACTCCCATTAATTGATAGAGTGAACTTACATTATAAAGTAGGTCATATGATGGGTGTCAAGTTTACTACAGAAGAAAAAGATTTAGTAGATAGGATTGCCAAAGCAGAGACTTGGGAAGACGTTGAACGTTTAGCCAATGAATTGTTTGCAGCTAATGCTAAAGATGTAGATGAAAAGAAAGACGAATTAGAAAGCATGATCGAAAAGATGATGCCACAAAGATTTAAGGGTGATGCCTCAGATTCAGCCAGTGAGGATGTGGATAACGGAGAAGCACAAGCTGGGGATGACGAGGCAAAGCCTGATATTAATGAAGTAGAATCAGACAGTTTTGGTAACCCAATAGACCCTGATGAATATGACAGAGAAGAAACTGAAGCAGAGGCAGAAGCCAGAGAAGAAGCAGAGCGAGAAGAAAGAGCTAAAAAGGAAGAAGAAGAATATCAAAGATGGTTGAAGCTAACTCCTGAAGAAAGACAGGCTGAAGAAGATGCCAAAAAAGCAGCAGCTGAACAGGCCAAAAAAGACCAAGAGCTTAAAGAAAAATTAGATGATTTACAAAAAGCTTTAGACAACAATGAATCATTTTCAGATAATGCTTTTAGAGATAATGAAAAAACATTAGTAGATCAAGACGCAGCAGATTTAATTTATGTTAAAGCTCCTAAGTTAGATCCAAAAGATTATATAGTCCCAATGAATGAACTTTATAATTGGGATCTTTCCATTGAATTACAACAAGCGTCTAGAGATAAGGACGGCCACTGGACAGAAAGAAACATTCCAGGTCATGAAGTATATGACGTAGCTACTAAGATATATGAGAAGTGGAACAGAACACAGACTCCAATTATTAATAGCATGGCACAACAATTTGAACTTAGAAAAGCAGCAACTGCTTATAAGAAGTCCTCAATAGCCAAAATTGGTAAGTTAAATGAGGATAAGCTTTGGGCTTACAAATTGACAGAAGATTTATTCCAAAGGGCTTTAATAGTACCTGATGGTAAAAACCACGGTATCCTAATGTTCGTAGACTTATCAGGAAGTATGTATAGAAACATGTCAGGAACAATAGATCAAATGATGAACGTGGCAGCATTTTGTAGGAAAGTAAACATTCCATTTGATGTATATGGTTTTAGCTCAGCAGGTAACAAAGGATTAACTGAAGAAGATAGAAAAAACCACTGGTGGACAAAACAAAAAGAAGCAATTGAAACTCTGGAAGACGGTCAAATGATAGTTGATAACAGCAGTTTTTGCTTGGTTCATATGTTGTCTTCCATGTGTTCAAAGAACGAATACATAAATGCAATGAAGTATTTGAGTGTTATGAAGTGTGGCTTTGATCACAGAAGATATTACAATGACTATGGTGACAATGGAGAGTGTTGGGGTTACATTAAGAATCCTCACTTTGCTTTAGGTAGCACACCTCTTAACTCAGCAATTATTGTTGGTAAAGAAGTGGCAAAAATATTTAGAAAAAGATATAATGTTGAAATATTAAGCACAATATTTTTAACAGATGGTGGTGCAACAGATAACTTATGTTACATAACCAGGAAAGGTTGGGACGACAAAGAGGTCTCAGCTAGAAGTAAAAGTATTTACGATGAGAAGGTAGCAATTAAAGACGGTAGTGCAACAGTGGTTATTGAAGCCAAGGCAGAGAGGTACTCAAGAAATGAATTTGCTACTCCAACATTACTAGAGTGGTACCAACAAACCACAGGTTCTAGAATGATTAACTTCCACATTATTGAAGGCAAAAGAAACCACTTTTGGAAAGAGTGGAATAAGAATGTTTGGATGGATGGCATGGACGTAGACCACTATTGGAGCCCTTCTTTTGAATGGTGTTCAAATGAATGGAAGGACTGTTTGAAGAACAAGTTTATGATAGTTGAAGACAAATATGGATTTGATCAAAGATTCCTAATCAAAGGCAGAGATGATCTTAAGATTGAGACCAAAGAATTGGAAGTAAAATCCAATAAAAAAGGCGATTTGATGAGAGGATTTAGAAATTTTAACAAAGGAAAAACAAATCAAAGGTTATTCCTTAACAAAATCATAGAGTTAGTAGCATGAATCTTTTGAAAAAAAGGTTGACTCTTGGTTCACGAGAGTGCATAATAACGGTATATTAAATAAAAAATTGTGAGGATTTTAATATGAAACAAGTTGATAGAGAAAGATTACAGGAGGCACTAGAAGCCAAAGACAATGGCACAAGTGTTTTTACCCGTAAACAAATCATAGAGACAGCCACTGAAATCGGTTTAGGATTTCCAGCCTGGCTCATTAACAAACCAACCTTTAAAGTAGACAGAGGTGTTTATAATTTAGCACCCATGTTTCAAGGCTCAGGTTTGAATGTTCAAACAGCTCCAGTAGCAGCTCCTAGAGTTCCACTTGAAGTAGTTGAAACACAGCTCCCAGCAGAGCTTGTCCAAGCTAAACTTAAAGTTGAAGTTGAAGACCTGATTCCTGGAAAAGATAAAACATTCGTACCGTTTGGTTTTTACAGAGATTTGAAAAAGGTATTACAAGGCAACTTGTTTTATCCAATATTCATTAGTGGGTTATCAGGTAATGGTAAAACCACAATGGCAGAACAAGTATGTGCAGCTCTTAAAAGAGAAGCCATACGAGTAAACATAAGTATTGAAACTGATGAGGATGATTTAATTGGTGGCAATACTCTAGTTGACGGTAACGTCGTGTACAGAGAAGGCCCAGTCCTCACCGCTATGAAGCGTGGCGCCGTTCTTATCCTTGATGAAATCGATAGGGGTTCAAACAAGTTGATGTGCTTACAAGCCATCCTTGAGGGGAAGCCTTATTTCAACAAGAAGACAGGCGAAACCGTAACTCCTGCTCCAGGCTTTAATATAGTGGCAACAGCCAATACTAAAGGTCGAGGATCAGATGATGGCAAGTTCATAAGTGCCAACATACTCGACGAAGCATTCCTAGAAAGGTTTGCAATTACCGTGGAGCAGGAGTACCCTACAATGGCTACGGAGAAGAAAATAGTTCTCAAGAAAATGGAAAGAGTGAATAATGTAGACGAAGGTTTTGCAACTCACTTAGTTACTTGGTCCGACGTAATAAGAAAAACTTACTACGAAGGAGCTATTGATGAGCTAATTTCAACTCGTAGATTGGAACACATCGTTAACGCTTTTGCAGTTTTTGGAGACAAAAAGAAAGCAGTTCAACTTTGTGTTAATAGATTTGATGATGATACTAAAGAAGCATTCATCGATTTGTACACTAAGGTTGATCCAACAGTAGAACTTGCTGAGGATACAACTAAAGAACAGGAGATACATGAAGACTTTGAAATCGAAGACGACGAATAGTCCTAATTATAAGTTTAACGAAGGGGAGCTCATAGACGAGCTCCGTCGTTATATCGATGCAACATATGGCAACGGACATTACTCCTCAGATAAGTTTCAGGCAACTGAATTTATCGTTGATGGAGGACATGGATTAGGATTTTGTATAGGAAATATCTTAAAGTATGCACAAAGATATGGAAAGAAAGGATCAATTGTAGATGCAAGGAAAGACTTACTAAAGGTCTTACATTATGCTCTTATTGCTTTATATGTACATGATGAAAAGCATGTAGCTAGCGATATATTTGCAGAAGATTATCCACAAGATCAAGGTTATTAAATTTATTCAACCAATCAGGCCTGCTTAGCAGGCCGTTTCTTTATAAATAAGAGTATATTTTACAATTTTGGAGACATAAATGGCGTACACAAGAACAGTAACAATGACAAGGCCTAATACAGGCGTGGAACTACCTAAGATTGCTGACTCACATCCAGATCACGATACGGTTTGGAGAACTAAATATGCAGAAGCAGGCGTGACTAAGACTTACACTTGGGATGAAGCTGAGTTAGTGCTTACAATAGAGGCTGAAGCAACAGACAAAGCAACTTTTGATGAGCTAAACGCAGATTTAGAAACACTTCCTGATGAAGCGGCCTCGCGTGCAGCAGTTAAGTCAGCATGCGAAGCAGCAGGAATCACAGTATTGATAAACGATAGTGAAGGCAATACATTCGCTAGCTTCTAATTTTTGGAGTTTATATTATGGAATTTGGTGAGAGAATCACTTACGATTTAAACGACCACGTCGCCGTTTTAACAATAAACGGTGTCGGTCCTTTAAATATCTTAGACAAACCCTTTTACGCAGGATACAATGACGCCCTAGTTCAGTTCAGAGATGACGATGAAGCTAGGGTTCTTGTCATACGATCCGGCAATCCCAACCATTTTACAGCAGGTTTTGATGTTAAGACAATACATCAAGGACTAAAAGAGGGTTGGGGTTTTCTATTATCAGATAACGATATGGTAACACCTAAACCAATTATATCAGCAATTAAAGGCTGGTGTATAGGAGAGGGTTTTGGATTGATGTTAGCTAGTGATTTTGTTTTCGCAGATGAGACTAGCAGATTCATGTGTCCTGAAACTAAATTAGGTTTCAATGCTGTTACTATGCAAGTTAAATTGACACAAAGAATAGGTTCTAATAGAGCTATTTCTTTTATGATGCCAGGTGACGAGCATGATGTTTGGTGGTTGGAGAGAGTAGGACTATGTAATATGGTATGCCATGGAGACGTTGATGAGAGAGCTTTAGCCTTTGCACATCGTATAGCCACAGAGTGTGGACCAATAGCTGTGAGGGGGACTAAGGGAGCAGTATGGCATACAGTAAACTCTAATATGGATGAAGCCATTGACTTTGCTCTTTGGGCTAAGGACATGTGTCTAGAGTCAAAAGATATAGAAGAAGGCATAGCCTCATTTATAGAAAAGAGGCCCCCTGAATTCAAGAATGAATAATGTTCCACTACAAAAAATAACCCTAGGAAAACACGGTTTAATATCTTACCAAGCAGATCCCAAAGAAGAATATAAGTGGTTGTTACATGAATCATGGGACTGGTTTAATAAAGCGAGAGAAAAGTATGGACCTACGTGGAAATATTATGACAACGAGAGTGATCCCATTACTTATAAATTTGACTCTCTGGGTTTCAGATCCGATCATGAAGTGGCAGATTTGGACGGTGATTGGGTCTTATGTTCTACAGAATGCATTGGTGTAGGTCCTGGACTACATAACAGAGATTTATATCACAAAATTTTAGAAGAAAGAATGGGCATTCCTTTCTATAATGCATCTACTTATGGTGGTAGACTAGAGAACTTACCCTTTAACCTTTTACAACTAAGTAAGTATTGGAAAACACCGCCTAAACATATGGTATTAATTGGTTCACAAAATTCTACAGGCATTTCTGTAGGCATTCCAGATGTTCCGGTTAGTGTAAAGAATATAGATTATATACCAGCGGCACTCAAACCAGACAGTAAAGAGAAAGAACTACTCTTTTTATATCAATCTTTGGGCGTAGCAAAATGGCAACATATGATAATGATGAAAACCATAATTAGACTAGGAGAGAATTGGAACATACCTATACTATGGATTAACGGAACGTCTGACGACCCAGCAGACATGTCAAAAGAATCTACATATAATTATGCAGACGACCTAACTTTAATACACCAACACATACCTGGAGTTGGTGTTACATTACCAGCAGATCCTGAAGAGGCTCTACAAGTAATGAGTGAAACAATATTAAAACCTATGCAAGAAAAAGAGCCACCACCTGGGTTGGGCTTAGATGATGTAGGAAGAGATTTGTTGCATCCAGGAGTTAAATGCCATCAAGACTTAGCATATAAAATTGAGTTTGAATTAGATGGTTTTGGTACTCTTAACTATTGACTCTCACTTGGATAGAGTCTATAATAAGCAGTATATAAGAATAAATCTTTGGAGTAATATATTATGAAAATAAGCACAGGGACTCTTGATGTACTCAAGAACTTTGCGACAATTAATACGAACATTCTTGTTCGTCAAGGAAACTCTTTAGCCACAATTAGCACAGGCAAAAACATTTTTGCTAAAGCTGAGATTAGCGAGAGTTTTCCAAAAGAATTTGCAATCTATGATTTAAATAGTTTGCTTTCACTATTAACACTAATGGAAGATACTGATGTTGACTTTCAAGACGAAAGTTTAAAAGTTAGCAAAGGCACATCTGTTTTTGAATACTACTATGCAGACCCTAACATTATAGTTAGTGCACCTGATAAAAGTATTGAAGTAGATAACTTCTTCCAGTTTGACTTCACTAAAGATGATGTTGATATGATCTTAAAAGCAGCAGCTATAACAGCAGCTCCTATGTTAAGTATAATTGGCAACGGTAGTGATGTTGTAGTAACAGTTAGTGATCCTAGTACACCTAAATCTAATAGCTTTAGGCAAACAATAGGAACAACTGACAAAACGTTTGATGCTAGACTAGCAATAGAAAACTTTAAGGTTATACCTGGAAGTTATAGCGTCACACTTTCACAGAAGAAATTTATGTTCTTAGAAAGCAGTAAAGGTGATTTGAAATACTGGCTAGCTTTAGAACGTTCTTCAAATATATAGGAGTTTTTATGAACGAAGAAAATTTAGAGGTAACTCTAAGAGAGGCCACAAATGGTTGGATTGTTGAGTTCAACAAATTTGGGGAAACCATAGAGTATATATTTACTCGTCCAAATCCAGCAATATCACTTGTTAGGAAAGTAATGAAGGGTGATTTAGATATATTTAATCAATCGGAGATGGATAAATGAGTAGATTGCCAGAAGAAATTCCACAAGCAACATTCCATAGAAGAATAACCCACGCAACAGAGGGTTTTAAATGGACTACATTAACAACAGATGATCTGTTTAAAGATAAGACAGTAATAGTTTTTGGTTTGCCAGGAGCATTTACTCCTACATGTTCAGGACAACAACTTCCTGGATTTGAAGAGCTATATTCTGAGTTTAGAGAACTAGGCATAGATGATATCTATTGTGTTAGTGTTAATGATACATTCGTTATGGAAGAGTGGAAAGAGAAACAGGAAATTGTAAATGTTAAACTGATACCTGATGGTAGTGGTGAGTTTACAATTAAGATGGGCATGGATGTCCGAAAAGATAATTTAGGATTTGGAATGAGGTCCTGGAGATATGCAGCAATAGTAACTGACGGAACAATAGTTAAGTCATTTGTTGAAGAAGGTTTCCAAGACAATGCTGAAGACGATCCTTACGACATAAGTACACCTGAAAATGTAATGCAACATGTACAAGAGGCAGCTACAGAAGTAGCAGTAATGTCTGACGAGTATGATAGTGTCGGTACTAATATAGAGTTGAACTTTTCAGATTCGACTTCTGTAAAGGAGAAATTTGGCTAGACCTTTTTTCGACGGAAAAAAATCGAAGATATTTTGGAGCAAAAAAAGTTTCTGATAAAATGAATATGGAACCACAACAATTTTTATGGGTAGAAAAATATCGTCCACATAGTATAGAGGACTGTATATTGCCTGATGAAGTAAAAACTACATTTCAGCAGTTTATTACTAAAAAGGAGATACCTAACTTACTATTGTCTGGATCAGCAGGTACAGGCAAAACAACCCTCGCGCGTGCATTATGTGAAGAACTAGGATGTGACTACATTATTATTAATGGTAGTGATGAGGGTAGACAAATAGATACACTTAGAACTAAGATACGCAACTTTGCATCAGCAGTATCCTTTGAGGGTAAAACCAAGGTAGTTATACTTGATGAGGCTGACTATTTGAACAGAGAGAGTGTTCAACCAGCATTACGGGCGTTTATAGAAACGTTTTCGTCGAATTGTAGGTTCATATTTACTTGTAACTATATAAATAGGATTATAACACCGTTACATAGTAGAACAACGGTAGTGGACTTTAAGATAGCACCCTCAGATCGTCCTCAGCTCGCTGCTAAGTTCTTACAAAGGATGCAGTATATCCTTAGTAATGAAGGAATAGACTACTCTGAGAAAGTGTTAGCGGAGCTCCTAATGAAGTATTTTCCTGACTATAGAAGGGTCATAAATGAGCTACAAAGGTACTCCGTAGCAGGAAAAATAGATGAGGGTGTATTAAGTAACTTCCAAGAAATCAACGCTAAGCAGCTCATAGAGAGCCTAAGGGAGAAGAATTGGAAGAAGATGAGGCAGTGGGTAGCCAATAATGTGGATACTGACCCTCAGGGTATATTTAGACAGATATATGATATTCTATTACCTGAGATTAAGTCAATTCCACAGCTAGTTCTGTTAATAGCCGATTATCAGTATAAAGCGGCATTTGTGGCAGATCAGGAAATTAACCTTACTGCATGTTTGACAGAAATTATGGCAAATGTGGAGTTTGCATGACAAAAGATTATAATGAAGCAGGAAAGGCAACTGCCAGAATAGACATTCGTGTTCCTGAGGAGTTAAAAAAGGAATTAAAGGCAGAAGCCAAAAAACGTAAAATTTCTATAACAGAGCTTTTGCTCGAAAGTTACAGAGAGAGTAAAGAGAATGATTTTGGATTTAATTAGAGGAAAGAGAGAAACAAAATGACTAGATATTTGCTAATGATAACATTCCTAGTAGGGTGTAGTACGACAGATTATGTTCCTTATTGGTACGAAGAAGGTATGCCCCGTTTTGAGTGGGTTGAGCCAGTAGTATTTCAACACAATTTAGAAATTTGCAGAAGGAATAATGTCTGTAGAGCAGAAACTTTATTTGATTAATGGAATTTTTTTATAATTTTACAATTTGGTTTTTTATAGGTGGATTAGCTTATTTCACTTATAAATTAGTAGTATGGTTGATAAAGCAATATTAGAAGGGTTTGGCGATCCCGTAGAGGAGATCGTTGAAGATCAATTCCAGGAGAAATTGAAGAAGATTTCTCCTTTTGACTTTGTGAATTCCATTAATTTTAGTAAAGAAGATTTAATAGTTGATGAGAGAACTGAGAATGAATATAATGCTTTTATTGTAAATAGAGCTATGGGAATGGGGCCTGATACAGTTATTGCAGGCAATGAAATGAATTCTAGATCTCATCTAGATAAAAAATTGCAGTACGATTTCTTAAGAGAAGTAGTACGAAAAGCAAAAAGATATAATAAGTGGTTAAAATCTGAAGAGGAGAACATTGACGCGATACAGCGCTTTTTTGGATATAGTTTTAATAAAGCAAAAGAAGCTTTAAGACTTTTATCAGACACTGATATTGATGTTATAAAACTATACCTTAATACGTCTAAAGGCGGTAAAGTATAAATAATTGGTAACCTAATAATTTATATGATACACGAAAGGCGTATTGAGAATGAGTGATCAAGACAATTACTTCAACATTGACTATCCTGGGTATTCACCCTTAGAAGTTTCTTTGAAGGACCCCGAAGATTTCCTGAAAGTCAGGGAAACCCTATCTCGAATAGGTGTTGCTTCGAAAAAAGAAAAAGTCCTTTATCAGTCGTGCCATATATTACATAAGAAAGGCAGATACTTTATAACACATTTTAAAGAATTGTTTGCATTAGATGGCAAGGAGGCAGACTTCCAAGACAACGACTTAGAGAGACGAAACACCATAGCTAAATTACTATCCGATTGGGATTTAGTAGTTTTAATAACAGAGCCAAAGGAATTTGCACCTTTAAGTCAGATAAAAATTATATCATTTAAAGAAAAAGGTGAGTGGGAATTGATCCCCAAATACAACATTGGCAAGAAAATTAAATAATCAGGAATACTGGTTAAGTAAAATAAAAAATGATTTGGACGAGATAGGTCCAGGATTCTGTTTATTAAAGTGGTATTATTTGGAATTGAGTTTAGCAGAAGGACTAAAGCATTCATGCTATCATTGTCCCCAACATAAAATCCCTTCACAAAGCGATCTACACAACACACCCTATACCAAAGCAGTAAGACAAGAAATGTTAGAAGGCGGTAAACCCGCAGAAGACGCTTATTGTTATAATATAGAAAAAACAGGAAACTTTAGCGACAGACAAATGCTCGCTGTACAGTTTTTAAAAGACGATCCAGACTTAATAGCAAAAACAGCATCAATTCCTCCTGAGGAAGATGTATGGCCAAGGTATTTGACGGTTAGTTTCACTAATAAATGTCAAATGTCATGTAGTTATTGTGGGGCAGGAAAGAGTTCTACATGGCAAAAGGAGTTAGACAAGTATGGAACATATGACTTAAAAAGCAAGCCAAATCACGATAAGTATCAAACAAGAAATGACATTCTAGCACCCTCACAGAACCCCGACGTTAAGAAGTTTTGGAAGTGGTTGCCTGAGGCATATCCACACCTAAATACTATACGCTTGACGGGTGGAGAACCCTTATTAGACAATAATACGTTTAAGCTATTGGAGTATGTTAAAGAGCATCCTAAAGAGAACTTATCTTTCGAAATAAGCACAAATTTGATGGTGACTGAAAGGAGAGTTTTAGAATACATCAGGTTAGTTGCAGATTTGCCTGGCCAAAAATGTTATGTCAGTATAGACAGCTGGGGCGACCAAGCAGAGTATATAAGGAATGGTTTAAAAATGAATAGGTTTGAACAGAACCTACATAGAGTTTTAGCAGCAGGCATACCTGTAGGAATCATGTGTACTTTTTGTTTCTTATCTATTCCTAACTTTGATGAGTTCATATTTAAAGTAGCAGAATTGAAAAATACTTATGGTGATTTAATTACAGTAGATATGCCTAATATGGTTGAACCATTACACCTAACTGCTAGGATTGCAGACGATAATGTTATAAGTATGTTAGACAATAGTTTAGAAACTATGCGAGACTTCGATCATATATATCAAACTTATGAAATAATGAAATTTAAAAGAACAGTTGATTGGATTAAAGCAAATAGATTTAAAGGAAAAGAATTAGAAGTACAAAGAAACGATTTTGTTAGCTTTGTAGATGAACATGACAGGAGAAGGGGAACAGATTTTATAAAAACCTTTCCTGAACTAGGTGGATTTTATGGCAGAATTAAAACAGGTAATTAGTTTATTCAACCCAACGATTATGGTTTGGGATAATTTTATGAGTAAGCCTGAATGTAAGCAACTGATAAAAGATATGGAAGATAATGTTGAATGGACTCGTGGCAGAGTCACACAAGGAAAGGAAGGTGATGATTACGAACATTATGCAAGAACAAATCAAATGGGCTGGTTGGATTATAGGAAAAGCGTAACAGCCGTTCACTTTTTATTGAGAGCATCTCAATTAACACAATTACATCACACACAAGCAGAAAATGTGCAAGCATTACATTACGAATTAGGAGAGGAATATGATGCCCACTTAGATGCTTTTCCTATAAATACAGAACGAGCCCACACAGGACCACATGGAACAAAAGGAAATAGAGTAGCAACGGTTCTTTTATATTGTAATGATGTGACAGATGGTGGTGCCACAGTATTTACAGAGTTAGGTAAGGGGGTCAAACCCAAAGCAGGTAGATGTGTGGTATTTAGCAATACAGTCATAGGAACACAGGTTCCTGATCCTAAAACAATGCATCAAGCACAACCGGTATTAGCAGGAGAGAAGTACGCAATGAACTTATGGTTCAGAAATTTACCCATAGAGGACCAAATTAGGGATAAAATGGTGTCTAGAAATTCTTCTGCGTATAAATAAAAATGCGAAGTCGAAAAACAACGCAGGAATGCTTGGTTAAACAGGCGCTACTGGATGGATTGAAATGAGACCAGCAGTTTGTGATGGGGGGAAAACTGAAGATGAATTAGTTTTAACGCTAAAGACTTTGAAACTGCACCCCCTGATCATCCTAAGAGGACACGCCGAAAGGGTGTCCATTTTTTAACTCGCTTAATAAGGAGAAAACAATGGTAAAACTAACCACAGCGAATTGGGACAATTTCGTCCACACCTTCCCACAAATAGAAAGACAATTTATCGGATTCAACAGAGTCTTTGATTTACTTCAAAAGGACTTTGAGCCGGTAAATAATAACTTTCCACCTTTTAACATTCAAAAAATAGATGACGAGAAATTTGAAATACAACTAGCACTTGCTGGTTTCAAAGAAGAAGATCTAGATGTTACAGTAGAGGATGGAACACTTACTATTAAGGGAGATCAACTTCAGGGCTGCATAGACGGCACACCTGACAACTTTATACACAAAGGAATAGCTGAACGTAAATTCACGCGCTCCTGGTCTTTGGCTGACACCGTAGTAGTAAAAGGTGCCAAGTTAAAAGACGGGGTTTTGACAGTATCTTTGGTAAATGAAATACCAGAGGCCAAAAAGCCTAAATCAATTGAAATAAAAACTAAATAATGCAGGAGAAGGAGCATGGCAAACGTTCAGATTATTAAACTAACCTCAGGTGAGGACATTATAGGGCAGGTTTCAGATACAGAAATAGATGGTAAAGCATTTTTACTTGTAGAGAAACCAGCAGTTATCCTAATGATGCCTAAACCAGGTAGTGAAGATGAGTTTGGTGTAGGCCTAGCTCCTTACGCTCCCTTTGCAAAACAGCACAAAGTTCCTATATTTCCTAATCATATAATTTCAGTTTACGATCCTGATAAAAATTTATTAAATGCTTATAATTCTAAGTTTGGATCTGGTCTTATACAACCAGACTTTATAAATAAAAAGGTACTAAACGAAATAACTAAGAATTAAGTGTACGAATATAGAAGTAAAATTGTAAGAGTAGTAGACGGAGATACAGTAGATGTTGATATCGACCTCGGTTTCGGTGTCTGGCTCAAAAAGCAGAGAGTACGTTTGTATGGGATTGATACTCCCGAGAGTAGGACCCGTGACCTCGACGAGAAAAAGTTCGGACTCATGGCTAAAGAATTCCTTAAAGACCAACTCAAGAATGGAGCTATACTCAAAACGAGGCTTGATGGAAAAGGTAAATATGGAAGAATCCTCGGTGAGTTTATTACTATAAAAGAAACAGAAGGCGGAACAGATGCTAATGGTGCGCCGGTTGAACCTATTAAATATAGGCATAACGTAAATGAGTATATGATTGAGACACATCATGCAGTCAAATATCATGGACGTTCAAAACAAGAAATAGCAGAAGAACATTTAATTAATCGTACCTTTTTTAAAGAAGATTAGTTGATTATAGGTTCGTAAGAGTCTATAATGTGTAGTATATTATGGTGTTGGATATATAATGAATTTTTATACTTATGCACGTCACTATGGTGACAAAATTCTAGTTCGCGGAGTAAAGAACGGCGAACGTTTTACATCACGACATAATTTTAGACCCACCCTATTTGTCAAATCAGACAAACCCTCAGAATACAAAAGCATTTATGGAGAGACCGTATCTCCTATACAATTTGATTCTAATAAAGAAGCAACAGAATTTTTTAATAGGTATAAAGACGTTTCTAATTTTCCAATATTTGGACAGAACTATTATGCCTATCAATACATAACAGAAAAGTATCCTGGAGATATCGAATGGGATGCTAAAAAAATGGCTATCTACTCTATTGATATTGAAACAACATCAGAGGGTGGATTTCCTAACGTAGACTCTCCAAGCGAGAAAGTTTTAGTTATCACACTTCAAAACAACAACACCAAGAAGATAACAACTTTCGGACTTGGGGAGTTTACACCATCAGCAGAAGTAGCAGATTATGATATAGATTATATTAATTGTACAGACGAATATAATCTTCTTAAAACCTTTTTAGAGTGGTGGGAAGAAAACTGTCCAGATATTATTACAGGTTGGAATAGTAATTTATTTGATATACCATATTTACTATCCAGAACAGAGAGAATATTAGGAGAAGGAGAACATAAAAGATTTTCTCCATTTGGCTTGGTTAATAAAAGAAAAGTTAGGTTTATGCAAAAAGAAGTGACAGCATATGAAATAACAGGTGTTGCAAATTTAGACTATTTAGATTTGTATAGAAAATTTACTTATGTTACTAGGGAATCTTATAGATTAGATTTTATTGCTGAAACAGAGTTAGGTAAAAACAAACTTGAAAGCGGTTATGAGACATTTAAAGAGTTTTATGAAAAAGATTGGAATAGATTTGTAGAGTATAATATTATTGATACAGTTCTTGTTGATGAGTTAGAAGATAAGATGAAACTTATTGAACTGGCAGTTACAATGGCATACGATGCTAAATGTAATTATAACGATGTATATTCTGCAGTTAGAACTTGGGATAGTTTATTATATAATCATTTGTGGGAGAAGAAAATTGTCTTACATCAGGGTGGTGGTAGGAAAGAGAGAACAATCGAAGGGGCTTATGTACAAGAGCCTGTACCAGGTGGCTATGATTGGGTGGCTAGTTTTGATGCCACAAGTCTATATCCTTCTATACTTATGCAATACAATATGAGTCCAGAAACTATTGTTCCTGGTTTTCAATATGAAGTAAAAGTAGATGATTTGTTAGATAGGTATAAGTTAGACAAATTAAAAGAAAAGAATTACGCTATGGCAGCTAATGGATCTTGTTACACAAGAGAAAAGCAAGGCCTGTTTCCTGAGATAGTACAGAAGTTTTTTAATGATAGATTAAGATATAAAAGACTTATGCAAGATTCTCAGAGGAAGTTCCAAGAAACAGGAGCTAAAGTTTATGAGAATGAAGTTAGTAAATATAATAACTTCCAAATGGCAAGAAAGATCCAATTAAATAGTTTATATGGTGCCCTGGCAAACCAATACTTTAGATTCTATGATGATAGAATTGCAGAAGGTATTACAATGACAGGACAATTAGTAATTAGAGATACAGCAAAGGAAATTGATAAGTATGTTAATAAAGTCTGTGGCACAGAAGATAAAACTTATTCTTTTTATAGTGATACTGATTCTTGTTATGTTACATTAGACAATATGGTTCAAAACTTTTTCCCTGATAAGTCTAGACAAAAAGTTATTAGTTTAATAGACAAGGTGGCATCAGAGAAAATAGAACCAGCAATAGATCAGGCAATGCAAAGGTTAGCTAATTATACTAATGCTTTTGAAAAGAAAATAGATTTTAAAAGGGAGATAATAGCAGACAAAGGCATATTTGTAGCTAAGAAACGTTATGCTTTGAATGTATATGACGATGAAGGATTGCGGTTACAAGCCCCTAAATTAAAGGTAATGGGTTTAGAGATAGTGAGATCAAGCACTCCTGGCGTAATTAGAGAGTCTCTAAGGGAGGCCGTACGTTTAATACTTACTAGCGATCAAGATACTTTACAAACCTACGTAGCAGACGCCAAAAAGGACTTTCTCACTAAGTCAGCAGAACTAATTGCGTTCCCTAGGGGTTGTAATAATATGAGTAAATATAGAAGTACAGCAGACATATATGGTAAAGGTACTCCTATTCATGTTAGGGGTGGATTATTATATAATCATTATTTAGGTAAACTTGATTTAGGATTAAAATATGAAAAAATCCAAGAGGGAGATAAAATTAAGTTTTTGTATTTAAAAGAACCTAATCCTTTAAAGGAAAATACGATAGCATTTGTTACAAAACTCCCTACAGAATTTGGTTTAGAAAAATATATTGATTATGATTTAATTTTTCAAAAGGCATTTGTTGATCCCTTGGAGCATATTTTAAATCCATTGGGTTGGCATACAGAGCCACAAGCATCATTAGAGGAGTTATTTGGATGAATTTAGATATTATAATTTATAATATACTGTTTGGAGCGTTTATTGCAATCCTTGTGTGGAATTATATAGTATGAAGTATTCTACTTTTCTGAGAGAGGTATTTGAAAAGTATGCATCAAATAAAAGTGTTATTGAATTTGGCGCTTCTACTGGTGTTCACTCAGAACTTGTTAATGAATATGCAGACAGTTTATTTACAGTAGACCCACATATAAGATATGATCCAAGTGGAGATATTACACCAGATTTTTATGGCACAGCTAATGATTATTATAAACAATGGCTCGGCCATGAATTTGATGTTGTTCTGTGTATGGGATTATTATATCATTTGCATAGTCCATTTCATTTGTTGGAACAGATTATCAATATATCTAAACCAAAGGTATTAATTGTGGAAAGTTTAAGAAAAGAAACAAGTGGTACATCATTAGAAATAGATTGGGCTATGTCAGGTAATGCTCACTCTGATATAGGCATAGAATATCCTCTTCAGGTTAATTGTGGTCCTAAGGGAGCAGATGTTATTAAAGCAATAGAAACTACACCTATGAAATTAGATAAATTTTATGAGTATTCAAAGAAACGAGAAGAGTTTTCTGAGATGGTACCAATAGGCGGATACGGAGGAACAGAAAATATGGATGATTGGATTGTACAAACTTATGCAGGTGGAGTTGATATGTCAGATAAAAAAGATTTTTGGTTAGGAGTTTTTATTAAATGATTTCAGGTTGGGTTATGTTTTTAGTATTAATACTTGTCAATACGGCGATATATGTTGGTATTCAAGTTGCTTTTGAAAATGATTTTTGGAGAGAAGATGAGACACGGAAAAGATAGAAAGTTTGGCCGTAAGGAAAGAAGAGAAGGAGCTTTAGAAAGATTAAAAGCTTCCAAATTTACAGCTAAAAAGATGAGTAACGGTAAAGATAGAAATGAGACCGCCTGGCAAAAGAAAAAGGATAGTCAAATTGAAATACTTGAACGAAGAATTAAGAATGGCTAAAATAGCGATAGTAGGTTATGGTTTTGTAGGTAAAGCTACAGAGTATTTCTTTAAGAATCATGTTAAAGGAAGTCCTGGTGTATTAATTCATGATCCTGCTCTAGATAAAAGAATAGAAGATTGGTGGGGCATAGATTATGCTATTATATGTGTTCCTACAAATCTGTTGGTTGATCCTGAAAAAGAAAAAACAGGATCAGCAGTTTGGCCTAGTAAATTAGATACTTCTATAATAGATGAAGTATGTAAGAACGTCTATAAAAAAGTAAATAGAATAGTTATAAGGAGCACAATTGGTCCTGATCAAACAGCTCAATACACTAAAAGTTATGGAGCAATTATATGGCCAGAGTTTTTAAGAGAAAGGCATTGGAAAGAAGATATTGATAACCCAGAGTTACCATTGGTAGTAGGTGGGTATCAAATGGATCATTTTATAGAAACTATTGAATGCCACAAAAATATATGGTGTCATATTAAACCAGAAGAAGCAGCAATGATAAAAATAGCAAGAAATGCAGCACTTGCTGTTAAAGTAGGTTTAGCAAATGAATTTAAAAATATATGTGATGCTTGGGATATGGATTACGATGTGATTTCAGACTTTTTTAGTAATGATCCTAATTTGGGTAAAACACATTGGGCAGTACCAGGACCAGACGGAAAGGTAGGATTTGGTGGTACTTGTTTACCTAAAGACTTGACTCACACTTCGTCGCTGTGCTATAATAGTGATAATATTTTAAAAGTTGCGGTAGATGCAAACAGAATAAGGAGAGGTAATGAACCTAATAGATAAATTAAAGAAAAACACGACGATTAAACAATCTGAAGTCTTAACTGATTCCAAATTTTTTAACGAACAGGATATAATACAGACATCTGTACCTGCAGTTAATGTTGCGTTGAGTGGAAAATTAGACGGAGGTCTTACAACAGGATTAACTGTATTTGCAGGACCAAGTAAACATTTTAAAACAGCATTTGCTATGTTGTTGGCTAAAGCATATTTAGACAAATATAAAGATGGTGTTATTTTGTTTTATGATAGTGAGTTTGGAGCACCACAGGCATATTTTGATACATTTAAAATAGACACCAATAGGGTAATCCACAGTCCAATATCAGACATAGAACAATTAAAACACGATGCTATGCAACAGTTGAATGGTTTAGAAAGAGACGACCATGTAATGATTATTGTTGATAGTGTGGGTAACTTGGCAAGTAAAAAAGAAGTAGAAGATGCTTTAGAGGGTAAATCAGTAGCAGATATGACAAGAGCTAAACAAATGAAGTCACTGTTTAGAATGATTACACCTCATTTAACTATAAAAGATATACCAGCGATTGTGGTTAATCACACATATAAAGAAATAGGATTGTTTCCTAAAGACGTTGTAAGTGGTGGAACAGGTATATATTATTCAGCAGACAACATTTATATTATAGGCAGAAGGCAACAAAAAACAGGAACAGAAGTTACAGGTTATGAATTTGTAATAAATGTTGAAAAGTCTAGATTTGTTAGAGAGAAGTCTAAGATAATTGTGCAAGTTTCCTGGGAAGAGGGTATTAGTCCTTGGTCTGGTTTATTAGAAATGGGATTAGAATCTGGATATGTTATTAAACCTACTGTTGGATGGTATCAAAAACAGAATCCCGAAACAGGAGAAATCGCTCCTGAAGTGAAAGTTAGACTTAAAGACATGGGTAGTGATTTTTGGATACCTTTGTTAGAGGATGAAGGATTCAACAAATGGGTTGAAAATAGATATAGTTTGGGAGCTGGAGACATGCAAAAAGAGTTTTCAGATAGTGACATTGAGCAAGAATACGACAAAGTGTGATAGGTGTGAGAAAGCACTAAATCTAGAAGAAGACAAAGCATATTGTTTCCATAATGATGATATGGAGGAGACATACATCTGTGGAAATTGTGTAGCAGAAGTATATAATGAGTATGTAAAGGAAATGGATGAAGGACAGAATTGAACAAGTAATAATAGAAAACCTAATACATTCTGAACAGTATGTCAGGAAGGTTATGCCCTTTCTGAAAGCTCAATACTTTATGAATAATGAAGACCAAAAAGTTTTTACAATTATTCGTGATTTTGTAGAAAAGTATAATAATCCACCAAACAAACAGGCTGTAATTCTTAGCTTAAATGAGGATAAGACTTTAAACGAAGAGACTCATAAAGTTTGTTTAGATTTAGTTAATTCTTTAACAGAAGATAAGCCTGATACGAAATGGTTAGTAGATGAAACAGAAAAGTTCTGTAAGGATAAAGCATTATACTTAGGTGTTATGGATAGTATCCAAATACTTGATGGAAAGAATAAAGAGCAAGGCAGAGATGCGTTACCTGAGATATTATCAGAAGCACTGGCAGTAGGATTTGATACAAATATTGGACATGACTTTATAGAAGACGCAAATAAAAGATATGATTATTATCATAGGTTAGAAGAGAAAGTAGAGTTTGATTTAGATATGTTTAATAGAATAACAGAAGGCGGGTTATCTAATAAAACATTAAACATATTATTAGCAGGCACGGGTGTAGGTAAATCCCTTTTTATGTGCCATATGGCGTCTAGTTGCATCTCTAAGGGTAAAAATGTACTCTATATTACCCTAGAAATGGCAGAAGAAAGAATAGCTGAACGTATAGACGCTAATCTAATGAATATACCTATTATGGAGTTAAAAGATTTATCCAAGGCGATGTTTGATAACAGGATAGATAAGATTAATAAAAAGATAGAAGGCAGACTTATTATAAAAGAATATCCTACAGCATCAGCACATACAGGACATTTTAAAGCATTAATAAATGAATTAAAGTTAAAGAGAAATTTCTTTCCTGATATCATATTCATAGATTATTTAAATATATGTACGAGTCAAAGATTTAGACCAGGCAGTCAGGCCAATACTTATGTTATTATTAAAAGTATTGCAGAAGAATTAAGAGGATTAGCAGTAGAACAAAATGTTCCTATTCTTAGTGCAACACAGACAACAAGATCAGGGTTTTCTAGTAGTGATATAGATTTGACAGATACATCAGAAAGTTTTGGATTACCAGCAACAGCAGACTTAATGTTTGCTATGATAAGTACAGAAGAATTAGAACAGATGGGCCAGTTTATGATTAAACAATTAAAAAATAGATATGCAGACCCCACAAGAAATAAAAGATTTATGATAGGTGTAGACAGAGCAAAAATGAAATTATTTGATTTAGACCCGTCTGCACAACAACAATTAACAGATGCAAACATTGAAGTTCCGGTATTTGAAAAGGGAAGAGAGGAGAACAAATATGACGACTTTAAATATAAATGATATTGAATGGGAACCACTTCCAACAGTAGTGGCCAAAAGATATACGAAATTTTTAGAAGATCATAGGCATGAATCCAAAGAGTTCTTTTATTTAGGCGAAACAAAAGAAGAAATCAAAGGTGAAATAGACAAAATAGTCTACATGTTAGGGCAAGAACCAACAGACGATCTCAATAAATTACATGAATATTTTGCAGATCATGAAGACGATCCAGAAATGTCAAGGCTTAATCATCTTATTCATTATTATGAATTGGTAGATGCTGGTTATCCACCTAGGTGGGGTTATGAATCAGGACCTAGTTTTATGGAATTGTTTCCAGCAGATTATGAGGAGTTTACTGTAACAAGGAAGCCTGGTTACTTGTATATAAATTATCCACATGTAGGGAAACATTTTGCAGAGATAGTATTCTCTGGTGATGTAAGTGTTAAAAAAGAACAATATCATCCACAAACTATCGCCAGAACAGGATTTAATGTTTGGCTCGGCCCTGAAATAGATGGTATAGGATTTAAGAAAAGAGCTAGAATTATTCATAGAAAATTAAAAGATAGGTTAGACTTACCAGATTTTGAAGATCCAGGGTTAAGATTGGGTTATATCCCTTTTGCTAAGCTCAAAACTAATATAAATAGTAGTGATCTAATCCAGCATTTATTGAAAGTGAAGATTAGACATAAAAATTATACGGAGTTATTTACAAATGGCAGAACAGAATAGAACAGACGATCATGTTAGCATAAGTTTAGCTGATTACAATGCACTGAAAACTGCTGCAGACGGTGACGGTACAGATCCCAACTTACGACCTTGGTGGGCACAGCCTGACAAGAGAGGCTGGATGTGGGTTGCACCAGAATATTTTAGTAGATGGAGAATTTTTCCTAGAGTGTTTATCACGATGTATATCTACTTGTTATATCAGTCAGCAAATTGGTTCATGGCATTGCCAGATCCTACTGTAGCACAATCTGGTTTAATATCAGTGTTAGTAGGAGCAGGAGCAGCTTGGTTTGGCTTATATGTTAATAGTACATCAACAGAACATCACACGAAAAAATAATGCCTGATATAGAACTAAGTCAATTCTATGTAGAATTCTTAGGAGCAGTCTTTACGCTCATTGTTGCGCTGGCATTAAGAGATTGGGCTACGTCCTTTGTTAAAGGGATTAAATTTAAAATGAGTCCAGCATTTGCAGAGGGTGATAAAGTAATATTAGACGGTTGCCCTGCACTTATAGTTAAGATAGGGATTACAGAAACGGTATTTGGTGTATATGGAACAGACGGTTATACATGGAGATATGTACAGAATGAAAGAATAGCATTTCTCAAATTAGAGAAAATAGTTGACGAGGACTTACATGTTGATACCAAACAAGAGAAGGCACAGAAAATTATAGATGCTCTTCAAGATGAAGAGATTAAAAAGAATGGTAATGCAATTAAGAATATGAAGGAGAAGTGATGGAATATTATATGATAATGAACTTTATAATAGTGAGTATAGTTTCATACTATATTGGTCGTTGGGACGAAAGAAGGAAAAATAATGCCAGCTAAATTTAAACCCAGTGGAAGGAAATGGCTCAAAGATCCAGTAACAGGAAGATCAACAAATAGGTCTGTTGAAGAACACTATTATTTAAAATGTCAATCAAAGAAGACATTATTTGATGCTATAAATAATGATAACACAAAGCCAAAAAAACGACAACAATATGTTAATGAATTGGTAAGACGTGGAGTGAAAATAGTATGGAAAAAACAAACCCAAGATTAGGAGCCCTTAGAATATTTGATGGTGTCTTTTCAGACTCTAACTGTGAAGACCTTATCAACATATTTAAATTAAATTTAGACCTTCATAAGTCTGTTGAAGATGAACAAGGGTTAACAGCAACCGGATATGAATACACAAGATACCATTTTGAAGAAGACTTTCATAATGGAATAGTTGAACAAATTGCCAAACTCTATGGCAAATATCTAGAAGAACTAGAGATACCAAATTTAATAGCTCACCAGGGAATGGAAGAGATTCTTATTACCAGGTTCCGAGCAAATTCAGAGGACAGTTATGCAGGCCATATAGATGTGATGGATAATTCAGATTCTATTAGAGCCGTAGCATTTAGAGTGTATCTGTCAGATAATGACGGCAACACAGAATTTCCAAGACAAGCTGTTGGAGTTGAACCCAGAAAAGGGAGAGCTGTGGTGTTTCCACCCACGTGGGAATACCCTTATCAGTGCAAAAATCCAACAAATTCAGACAAATATGTACTAACTACCTACTTACATTATGCAGAAAAACAATCAAATCAAGAGGATATAACACCAGAAAAAGGTTGACTTTTGGTTCGCCAGAGTGCATAATGTATGTACAAATTGGAAAAAAGGTAAAGAATATGAAAGAATGGGACGAATTAACAGAGTTAGAACAGATCCAAGTCTATTATAGCGATCTACATAAGAGCGCATATGGTAGTAGGTTTTGCCCTGACTGGGAAACTGTTGAAGACGCCAGAGACTCATATGATAGACTTTCCAAAGAAGCCGATGAAATATTTGAGCAAGAAAGGGTAATGGAAGCCGAAGCGTTTAAAGCGTGGAAAGCACACCTACGTGGACTTGTTCAAATGGGCGCTAGGGATATACCAACAGCCTTAAGATGGGACATGGATGCTAATGATGCAGACCAGGACCCAGGTTATTACTGTTTTAAAAATCGTATATCTTATTCTAAAGAGCCACTCATAGAGAGGCTTTTAAGACAAGCTGCTTAATTAGCTTTTTGGTCCTATTGGTAGTTGACTTATACTTAGTATGAGTCTATAATGTATATGTTAAATGGAGAAATTTGTTATGACTGAACAATTATTTACATACGCAGGCTATAGCGTTACAGCATCCGGCCAGACTAAGGCTAGATTTGGTAATGATATGGTTTCTCGTATTAAAAAACTTACGGCTAATGACAACACCGATACTTGGTTTTGTGAATTACCGGAAGCCATGACCAAGCAAGACGCATCCAAATTCTTATTACAAAATGAGGAGTTATCTTCTCAATTTGAAGTAAGGGACGCATTGCAAAAGGTTGTGTATCGTAATGTTCCTAAGTCTACAAGAACTGTTAATGTAGCAGCACCTGCTGTTTCATCTGACACGATTGTAAATGAAGGGACGCTTTAGTAACCAATAATATGGAGGCCTATAACATGGGAACTCGTAAAGTGGTAAGTCAGCCTCAAAAAATCTTGAATTTTTTGAACACTGGCAAAAGCTTGTCTATTGGACAAGCTAGATCACGTCTTGGTATTCAGCAACTCCCAGCTAGAGTTTCAGAACTCAGAGCTGCAGGGTATGCAATTTATACCAACGTGAACAAGGCAGGTAATACAACTTATCGCCTTGGCACCCCAAGTCGAGCTATGGTAGCAGCAGCACACGCAGCTAACGTTAGCTTTTCATAAGGATGCTTGACCGTGGAGGGATATAGTTTGATAATTTTTTCCTGTATCCCTGCACATTTTGACTTAGATTCGGATCTGCCACCTGGATTGGCAACAGAATAGGTGAGACAGGTATGTGGTTTGCCTTTGCGTCAGTGCTAAAACACCACAAATAACTATGATGAGAAAAAACTATGATAAATAAACAGAGTCCTAGGTATATAACAAGCGCATGCGTGACTACTGTAACAAAAATAAAAGGCCTACTAGATTTAAATGCTAGAGTAGCTCAGATGGTAGAGCAGGGGTTTTGTAAACCTCAGGTCGTAGGTTCAAGTCCTATCTCTAGCTCCAGACAGGAAAGAATATGAAACAACAATTAATAGAAGGTTTAGTAGCAAAATACAATGGTGAGATAGGCTCTGCCAAAGCTAACATAATAGTCTACTTGACAAATCCAGCAGGAATAGGAGAGCACCCAGATATTATAGCAGCAATCGATGGAGAATTAATAAAGATTGCTGAGGCAGAAGATAAACTATTAGCAATTGATAAACATTTCCGCAAGGATTGAATGTGCTAGTTGCTTCTTTTGGAGACGAATTTTTAGGCGCAAATGTTGAATACAGTAGAGAAAGCTGTGGAGAACATATGCACAAGGTAACATATATTAGAGATGGAGAAGAAGTTTTTACGAACTTTGTATTTAATCCAGATAAAAAAGTAGGAGAGGAGTACTCTAAAGAAATGGCAAAAGAATTCGTCAACCAAAGGAAGAAAAATGGCAAACAACGTCTATAGCACCATAAAATTCGTATCAGGCAACAAAGAGTCAGAAGAAGCATTTCTAGATGTATTTAACTGGTTGGAAGAAATCGGTGAAACAGGACTAGAATATTCTCACATCTTACCTGATGATGAATATGCTGACGTTGAATTTATGGAATTCAACATAGGTCCTAGAAAAGCTAACGTCACTGAATTCATGGGAACAGAAGTAAGTATTACTTCCGCCTGGATTTCGCCTAACAATTTCTTTAGAATATTATCAGAAGACTTATCCGGATTAGATCCAAATATTAAATTAACCATGACTTATGTGGATGAGTTTTATAATTTTGCTGGTGTCTATTGGTGGAGAGATGAAGATATAGACATTAGAGAAGAGAGTGGTGGTTGGTTTAAAATAGAACATGATAAAATAGATGGTGATCCTTCAGATTTGCCAGACTATATAACAGACGAAATCGAGAGATGGGGTAAGGAAGTATGCGATTAGATTATAAGGATGTTGGCAAGGTAGGAATAACATGTAGCACGTTTGATTTTCTACATGCTGGCCATATTGTAATGTTAGAAGAAGCCAAAAGACATTGTGATTATTTAATAGCAGCTTTACAAGTAGACCCAACCATCGATAGATCAGAGAAGAATTATCCTGTCCAAAGTATTGTAGAAAGACAAATACAATTAGCAGGTGTAAAATTTGTAGATGAGATAGTCATGTACAATACTGAAAAAGACTTAGAGGACTTATTTTTAACCTTACCTTTAAATGTAAGAATTATAGGTGAAGAATATAAAAGTAAGGAATTTACAGCAAAGGCAATATGCCATCAAAGAAAAATTGAAATAATTTATAATAAAAGAGATCATTCGTTTAGCACAACTGATCTCAGAAGTAGAACCGCAAGGAGTGAAAATGAAAACAACAGCACTACAAAGAGTGATTAACTGTTTAAAAGCAGAAAATAGAACTATGGAACCCAGCTTTAGAGCATATTGGAAACATACAGCTGAGACATTAGCTGTTAAAAACAATATAGATATAGCTGACGTAAAAGATAAACTGGAGATATACGATGCCTCAACTGAAGGTCGTAGCATGCACTAACATTTGGGAGTCCAAAGGAGAGAGTAGAGACTTTCCTATGTGGCAGTCAGTTGGTAGTAGAGAATACATTGTAGGCAGAACCAACAAGGTTCCTACACTAGAGGAAATCGGTGCAATGATAACTTCACTTCAACATATATTAGAAGGAAGAATTACTCCCACAGTTATTGAAGTTATAACAGGTCATGAAGTTTATGAACAAAATAATTTGACACATAACGAAAATTTCCAGTTAAGATATGGAGACGCAATTGACTTTCCCGCAGAAGACATCACGAACATCCAGGTTGAAGAATAGGTTTACAGCAGGTTATACTTATTTTCAAGAACCGGAGCGTTTAGAAGAACAAATCAAAGTTTGGCAGACTTGGCCAGATCAAATAGATATATTTATCGTCGATGATGGTTCAGAGATATTTCAAGCATACGAAATACTAAAAGATGTTTGGATACCTGATTCAGGACCCACCATACAGCTATGGAAATGCACTAGAAACCTAGGGTTCAACTCACATGGTTGTAGAAATTTAATAGCACACTACGCAGAAACAGATTTCATAGCATTTTTTGATATGGATATGCGTATGTACGCTCCTGATATTGCTAGATTAAAAAGGAAAAAGTTTGAAGAAGGCAAATTATATTATCATCATGCTTATGTACCAGCCAAACAAACAGTAATGCAACAACCAGGACATAGAAATTGCTTTGTAATAGGTAAAGAAACGTTCTGGGAAGCTGGAGGTTATGATGAGTCTTTCACAGGCCACCATTTTGGTGATAAGGAATTCATAGAAAGAGTTTTAGATACAGGAGCAGACGTAACATATACAGAAACTTCTATTGTTTTAGATAGATTAGGGAGACATGGAATAGTAAAAGGTGACGAGTCAAAGACAAAATATATAGATGATGAGTTCTTTTATGTTCCTTTAAGAGAGTCAGAGGTTAGAAAACTAAAAGGAACGGTAAAGAAGAGATTAAATTTTCCGTTCATTAAATTATTATAAATACTGGTATGAGGTTTACTGAATTTTTAACTGAACAACAAGATGAGGACAAACTCAAACACCTAGAGCATGTCGAAGATCACGTCATACATGCAGGCAAAAAAGGGTTTGGACATGCCTTTCACACCGTTAATGATATGCACAAAAAGCTATCTGGAAAGGGTGGTAAGGACACAGCTGTTACAATGAAATACGATGGCAGTCCTGCTATTGTATTCGGCGAGCATCCTGAAACAAAGAAGTTCTTTGTAGCATCTAAATCAGCATTCAATAAAACTCCTAAGATAAACTACACACCTGAAGATATAGAAAAGAATCACGGCCATGCGCCAGGTTTAGTAGAAAAACTTAAAGCATCATTAGATCACGCACATAAAATTAAACCACAAGGCATATATCAAGCAGATGTTATGCACACAGGGGTAAAGCAGAACGGAAATAGAGTAGAATTTACACCTAATACAATTACATATCACGCCCCGGCAGATTCAGAACACGGTAAAAAAGCATCGAAAGCTAAGCTAGGATTAGCAGTACATACACAGTACGAAGGCAAGGACATTAAGTCATTAAAGGCAGTACATAACCCTGATATGAGCCATTTTAAGGGGCATAAGGACGTTCATTTGATGGATACTACACACGATACATCTCAAAATAGATACTCCTTAGAGGACAGGAAACAAGTAGATCATCACCTACAACAAGCAGTAGCACACTTTAAAAACACACCAGACGAACATCACGACACAGTAGGTAAGCACTCTACTGCTTTAAAAACGTATATAAACCACACGGTAAGAACAGGGACAGAACATTCCCACGAAGGTTTTGTAGAACATCATTCAGCTACACATCAAAAGAAAATAGATGGTGTAAAAACTGACGCAGCTAAGGCCAGGCATCAAACAACCAAAGATAATACAATAGATCACATAAATAAGAATAAAGAGCACTTTGAAGGCCCTATGAATATGCACAAACATTTGCAATCGGCCAAGAATATTATAACCAACACTCTATCTCAGAAGTCACAATGGGGGCATGAGATAGCAGGAGCAGAGAGTAAACCAGAAGGATTTGTAGCTATAAGAAATGGCAGACCTTCTAAATTTGTAGACAGAAAAGAATTTAGCGCTGCTAATTTTAATAAAGGATAAGGATATGTATTGGGATATGTTAACCATGGGGGACGAAGACTTTAAAAAGTTGCAGAAAGTAGTTGACAAGATGCTTGAAGAAGGAAAAGAGTATCGAAGAAAGAAACAAAGAATAGAAGAATTGAGAAAACAGCAAGAAGTAACCAAAGGTATGGAATGGTATCGTCTAGAAGAAGAAATACAAGAGTTATTAGATGAAGAATAAAACAGGAGGCAATCATGTGCAAATGCGAAAGCTGTAAATGCGATCCATGTACTTGTAGCAATTAATATGGCAGAAGACAAACATATTGTATTTTCATACGGCCGTATGAACCCACCTACTGCTGGCCATAGCAAAGTCGTAGATAAAGTTAAGTCACATGCAGATAAGATAGGGGCAAATCATGCTGTAATAGTGAGTCATAAACAACATCATAAGGCAGACCCTTTACACCACGAACATAAAAAAGAATTTTTAAGACATGTGCATCCAGATGTTAATTTTGAGCATTCAACAAAAGATCACCCACATTTCTTAGCCCAATTAAAGAAGTTTAATCAAGAAGGACATACACACGCAACAATGGTAGTTGGTAGTGATAGAGTAAAAGACTTTAAATCATTAGCTAAAAAGTATAATGGAAAAGAATACAATTATAAGAAAATACATATACTTTCAGCAGGCCAAAGAGACCCTGATGCTACAGGTGTAGCAGGAATTAGTGGTACAAAAATGAGAGACCACGCTAGAAATGGTGATTACAAATCGTTTAAAGCAGGGTTACATACTAACCATGCTGACGATCATGCTAAAAAATTATATAAAGCAACAAGAGAAGGCATGAAGTTAAACGAAGGCGAAACAGGATATAAAGACTTTAAAAGATTCCTACTTGCGGAAGAATTTAAATGTTAATAGTTTATAGATTATTAATATCAATGGCAACTGCTACCTTTGGTACAGCATTTGCTAAATGGTTTTTAAATACTAAAGCAGGCAAATGGTTTCAGTTAAAGGTAGATAAATTTATGAATTATTTGTCTGAAAAATATGATATAGAAGTGGCCAAAAAAGAAGTTAAATGGAGAAGGGACTATCCCTTACTCGCAAACAAGATAGACGAGTTAGAGAGGAAAATAAATGAGTAAAATACTCATAGGAATAATAGTTGCGATGATACTAGCTTTTGGCGGTTATTATTGGATGTCAGAAAGAAAGATAGAAAGACTAACAGAAAATAATGCTGCATTAGCAATAGCAGCAACAACTAACCAAGAAACAATAGATCAAATGACGCTAGATAATAGAGCTTTCCAACTAGCCAACGATGAATTGAAAGTAAAATTACAAGCATCAGAAGAATATGGCGATGCCTTACAAGAAAAATTAAGATCACATGATTTAACAATGCTAACCCTGAGGAAACCTGGGTTAATAGAAACGAGAGTAAATAATGCAACAAAAAAGTTATTCGAAGACTTTGAAGATTCTACTGCTACCACTGCTGATAAGCCTGAGTAGCTGTAGTTTATTACCAAAAGAAGTACAGGTACAGACAAAGTTTGTAGAGAGAAACATACCTATAATGGGTCACCCACAGGGTGTTAATCTATATCCTGTACAGTTTTATGCTGTAACAGCAGATAACTTCGAAGAATTTAAAGAAAAATTTGAAAAAGACTACGGAGACTTTGTTTTCTTCGCTATTAGTGTCCCTGACTATGAAAATCTATCCCTAAACATGGGAGAATTAAAAAGATATATAGAACAGCAGAAAACTATCATTGTCTACTATGAAAAAAGTATAAATAATGAATATAAGGCACAAATTGGCGTAGAGGATGACTAACAGTAATACTGACAAAAAAATTGGAAGACTTAAAGCAGGCACATGGGGCCGAACTTCCGGTGGTTATTCTCCAGCAGCAGCTAAACAAAGTAAACGAGCCGGCTCTAAAGGAGCAAGAAGAGTGGCAAAAGACGATTTAAGAAAGGTTAGTAAACGAGGAAGACTTTCCGGTGATCGTGGACTTTATGAAAGAATTTCAAACATTATTGAATCAGACCCAGGTGGAGACACTGATAAGAAAACAATGGCGCTACACAATAAAAGAATAGAAAAAGAAATGAAAAAGAAAGGTATTAAAACTAATTGGTCTGTAAAGGAAACAGCAGAGTATTTAGATATACCTGAAAATGTTGTAGAAGATATTAGAGAAGCCAGAAAAATGTACGACGGTGGCAGAGCAGCCAAAACAGGTTGGGACTGTGGAGATTGTGGCGCAGAGAAAAATAGAAGTGATCAATGTAGAAGCTGTGGTTCACCTAAAAGACATCATGTTCAAAAAGAAGAGAAGTACCCATCATCTCTTTTACTAAAAGGTAACAAGGACGCAGCTAAAAAATCAAAAGCAGAAAGACAAGACGAAAAACAAAGAAAGTTAGAAAGAGCAAAGCATGATACAGGCGGATTTAGAATTTCAGATGCTGATGCCAAAAAAGCTAAAGCAAGATTAAAAAAGAAGTATGGTCCATATGCACGTCACTTTAGAGAGTTTAACGATTTACAAGAACTATCGCCTGCTACATTAAAAAGATATACACATAAAGTTCTTTCTGATACACCACCTCATGAGTTAGATTCTAAACAGATGAAGAATATTAGAAGAGCTGGTAAGCAAATATTTAAAAAAGAATATTCAAAAACAGGAAAACCAGTAAAAGACAAGAAAGGCAAGACTGTAGGCTTGGTTCATGAACAAGAAAGAGTGGTAGAAAGCCTATCCAAATTAATGTCTGGTGGTTTAGAAAAAGCAAGAAAATCCATTAAAGCAGCAGAGAAACGTACAGGGTTATCAGTAGATGCTAGCAAAAACCCAATAGGCCAAATAGGTTCTTTTGGTCGCCCCCAAAAAAAAAGATTAGCGAAGTAGCGCCACCATCCGCTAAACACGAGCGTATGGTCAAACACATCAAAAAGAGTTACGCCAAGGACGGCAAACTCACCAAAAGAGAAAAATCTATAGCTTACGCAACAGCGTGGAAAGATTTTAACGAACAATATCCAGTTTATAAAACAGCAGATTATCTAGAAAGACAAGACAAGGGCTGGAGTCAAAAACACAAACAAATTAAAGCAACCAAAGCTTTAAGTAAAAAAATATTAAGTAAAAAAGTAATATCGTCTACAAGAAAACCTACACCCACTATGAAAGATGTTAAAAATAGTATGTGGGGTAAAGGGAAACATTCAACCAAAAAGGCCTATGCAGAAGGAACCTTTACACAACAATTTGAGCCTGAATATACAGAAGGTAAACAAAGAATTAAAAACAAAATTAGAAAGAAATTGGGATTGAAGCCAGGCCCTCAGGGTGATTGGAAAAAAGAAATGAAAATGAGGCATGCCAGGACAGCATTAAAAGCTAGGTTTGCAGAAGATATTAAATTTCCTAAAGACTACGATCCACCTAAGAGCTGGAGTAAACGACCTTCAGATAAAGAGCTAGATCAAATGGCTAAGCATTATGCTAAAAAGACAAAAAAAAAGATTAGGAAAGGGCCGTCAATGGGAGTAGGACAAGATAGTCATCACCCACAGATACAGAGAGAAGACGCAGCTTCTGGTCGTCCTATTAAAAAACCAGTTAAAAAAGTTAAGAAAAAAGACAGCGGTAAAGATGGAGCGTTTGTTTTTTCAAGTCCTAAGTCTAACGTAATAGGTTCCTACACGTTAAAATCCGATAAGCCTAAGGGCAAATGGATCGGCAAAAATTTAAAAAGATATCCTAAGCCAGCATGGTCTATAGGACAAAAAGCATTAGCAGCAGGCGATTCTATTAATAGTAAGATAGGTTGGATCTTTGAAACAGCAGAATATAAAGCAGCAATGGGTCCTGGCAGTCATGAGTGGGGCACAGATATTGGAAGAGATTATTTTAAAAAGCTAACACCAGGACAAGACAATCCAGCAAATGATCCCATTAAACCCTTAAACATTAAAGCAAGAAAGCCACAAGATGAGAAGGGTGTTAAAGTAACAGAAGATAAAGGGTTTAATTTAGATCAAATAAATCCATTACAGGCTGAATACTCCAAAGAAAAATACCCTGAAGACAATGCAGTAAATGCACAATGGCAATCAAACTTAGATGGCATCCTTACAGGAGCATATGAAGGTGGAGAAATTACTTGGGAAGATGTTAAAGCATTAGATAAAGAAGCAGAGAACATAACATTTGATCAAGAAGTTAAAATGGGATTATATGATCCAGATGAATTAGCTTATGATGACTTTGATGGTGATTCTTTAAATGATATTGCAGTTACGGAAGAATTATCCGTACAAGGACGTATGAAAAGACGTTTTGCTGCTAGACGTAATAGACAAAAATTAAAAGTAGCACGTGGTATAGCACTTAGACGTGGCTCTACTCCAGATAGATTAAAACGTAGGGCAACACGTGGTGCAAGACTTATGGTTTATAAACGTCTATTAAGAGGCAGGGACAGATCCACTCTACCACCAGCAGAGAAAGCACGTTTAGAAAGAATGATAAAAAGATTCCAGCCGTTAGTTAGTCGTATTTCTGTTAAATTAATGCCTCAGTTAAGAAAGAACGAAATTAATCGTATGAAAAATAGAGGCAAAAGAAGTGCAACAGTCAGTAAGAAATTTAAAGCAGCCAAACCAATACGTGGTGCTTCTGGAAAAAAAGCTAAAAAATACGCAATTAAAAAACCAGGCAAGTACAAAGCACCTAAACCTAAAAAATTCAAATCACGTATTGGTACTGGTGGACCAACACTCAAAGGAAAATCAAAAGCATATAAAGCGTTCAGTTTCTCAGTAGGCTAATATCATGGCAGACAAAGTGACTTATTCAGGATGGTTGAAGAAGGTTTTATCTCAAGACTCGCTGAAAAACAACTACGCTAGTGAACAATTTATAGCAAAAAATTTCAAAGACTTTAAAACATTAGATGATCTAGCACCCTATGGTATATTAAAAGATTTTAAAGGCCCTGTAGAAACATCTACATTATACGGTTGGGAAGATTATCCTTGGAATTATCAAATTAACAAATACAATCATAGAGATGATTTTCCTTTAGAAAGAAAGATTAAGGTAGGATGCTTTGGCTCTAGTGATGTTATGGGAGCGGGTGTAGAGTATAGTTTTCCTAAGAGACTACAAGAAAAACTACCTCCTAATTACGGTGTATATAATTTTGGTTCGGCAGGAGCCAACATGTTAGTCGTACACAAGAAATTCCAATTAGTAACTCATTTAATGGATATTGATATAGCAATAGTTTCATTCCCTGAGATTAAATTATTATCTTTTAGAGATCAGCAGTTTAAGGTATTAGGAGCACTAACAAATATCGTTCCGCACAGTAAGGAGTGGGTTCAGTTACTTTGTAATTTTGATGAGAAACAATACGACGAACTAAATGATGAAATTAAAGCAGGTAAGGAAGGAGTGCCATTACAATTATTTTTATGGAAACATGTAGATAACATAGCAAGAATAGCTAGACAAAAGAAAATAAAATTGGCAATGGGTGGTTATGCAAGAGATGTATCATTTGGCCTCCTGAAAGATTATCCTGATGTATCATTACCTAGATGGGAATGGCATGACAGAGCCCCTATGGACAATGCCCACCCTGGCCAGAACTCACATGACGATTATGCCGACATGATATATAGTTTTCTAAAAGTGTAATAAATAACAATATGAACCACGGTATTATTATGGGTGGTGTGGTTGACTATTATTATGATTCAATCAAAAGAGCTCCAGGAGCTCACAAAATAGCAACACACTTAAGACGAGAAGGTTGGGATATAGAAGTTCTAGACTTTGTAAACTCTTGGACTCTAGATGAGTTAAAAGAGTTCTCCCGCCAACGAGTAACAAACAAAACAAAATTCTTAGGCCTAAGCGCTACATTCTCAATTAGATTTAAACATCTATATAAATTTGTACCCTGGTTTAAAAAAGAATATCCTGACGTTTTAATCGTAGCAGGCTCTCAATCATTATATAATGTAGAAGGATTACCAATTGATTATGTGGTACACGGTTACGGAGAATTGGCCATAACTGCTATTCTTAAAGGCAATCCAAAGTATTCAGATCACATGTGGCTTAATGGACATCCTTACCGTCGTATAGATGCAACACATGATTATCCTGCAGCACAATTAAAAGACTTATCTACTTATTACGAAGATAGGGATCATATCCAGCCACAGGAGGTCCTTACAGTAGAGTTTGGCCGTGGTTGTATATTTAATTGCCACTTCTGTACACTAACCCATAGAGGAATTAAAGAAGATCACAGCAGAGCAGAGGACAATTTATATAATGAATTACTTACAAATTATGAAAAATGGGGTGTAACTAACTACTCAATAGCAGACGAAACAGTAAACGATTACACAGAAAAGCTATACAGATATGCTAATCAAATTAAAAAACTACCCTTTAAACCTAATATGGCAGGTTATATTCGAGGAGATTTATTAGTTTCTAAACCAGATGACTGGCAAATGATACATGATTTAGGATTAAATTCTCAATTCTATGGCATTGAATCTTTCCATAGACCTTCAGGAAAGTCGGTAGGAAAGGGCATGGAAACTGTTAAACTACAAGATGGTCTTTTAAATTACAAACATTGGGCTAAGCAGCAAGGATTTTTTCAGGGACATATAAATTTAATTGCTGGTTTACCATATGAAACTTTAGATACTCTAAGGGAAACAAAAAGATGGTTAGAAAATAATTGGCAAGGCCAAACTGCTTTAATCAATCCTTTGTGGATACCTAGTGACCCAAGACCATACGATGAACAAAGCAGATTTTCAAAAGACCCAGCAAAATACGGATTTACAGAAACTATTATAGGCAATAGAACATGGAAAGATGGTCCTCAAAAAAGATATGGCAAAATGTATGAAGCTCTTAAGAAAAGAGAAGAAAATCCTAATAAAACTGTATATAAAACAGAAGAAAGCACATTCCAGGAAGAAGTATCTTTTATGAACTGGAAATCAGATACTCTAGATTTGTATGAAGTAATAAACTTTTTGGAACATGAGTGGTACACAACGGGAACTGATCAGCCACCATTGCCATTTGGCTATCATAATTGGTTAATAGATCCACAATATAAATGGGAAGATATGTCCAAACTACAAAGCGAGTTACCAATACCAAGTGAATATGCAAAGAACTTTATAGAAACGTATAAACAAAAGAAATTGGCTATCTAGTGGCCGGAATGTATAAATACAAGTAATAAGAGGAAAATGAGTGGAAAGTATTAATCAAAGACTAGATAGACTGATTAGGCAAGGCATGATGCCAGCTAGACAGTTACCCATATTACACAGAGCTTTGGCGAGTATTAAAATGGGTAAGGTTTTAACACCTTATGAAAGACAAGCTTTGAGACAGTTGCTCGATTCAATGATGGGGTTTCAATTTGGAGACGACATTACATATAATAGAGCTAGGTTACACACTCAAAAGACTAAATATCAGACCGAGGAAACAGGCGTGATAAGTGAAGAAGATGTCATCATATATGATGGCAACAAAGATGAGCAAGAAGCTAAAAGAGACAAGAAGGTCAAAAAGAAAGCTTCTGGCAAAAAACTTAAAGACACAAATGGACTCGGCCAATCTAATGCAGAGGAAGAAGACATGAAAGAAGAACATGCAAGAGGCGCTAATCGCCCAGCAGACAAACATGAGGGAGATAAAGAGTCACCTAAACAAGGCGGTTCAGTAGTCCCAGAAATTACCGATGGTCCTAAACAGTCAGGCAAACCTGATGTAGAAGAGACTAAAGGAACAGACAAGAGGCCAAAACTTGGAGAAGGTTTAATTGATAAGAAATTTAAACGTAGGAAACGTGATTTATCAGACCTACCTAAGTCTCTGAGAAAAGAAAAAGAGAAGTCAAGTGTAAGAGAGTCTGAAATAACCAAAGATATTTTAGCGTTTAACGCGGCTTACAAAGAGCACCTTAATAAGTCATTAGAAGATAAAGGCGTCGAGAACATCAGAGATATTCCTCAAGAAGAGAAAAAAGAATTTTTTAACGATTTAGATGAAACAATAACCAAAAAACATCTTAAGATGGCAAAGGGTATAGCTTTTGATAAGAGATACAAAGGTGGTAATTATTCCGGAGCAGCCAAAGCAATGGAAAAGGTTAAGAAAGGCCTATCAGATCATCCGGAAGCTCAGAAACATCTAAAACATGCCAACGAAGAATTAGAACATCCTTTAGAAGAAGGTAGACTTAAAGATTATGCTTTAGGTCATGGATACTTTGATGACAGCAGTGAAGGTAGAGCAAAGAGAAAAGATCCTAACTGGTTGTCTAAACAAGCAGCTAGTAAGAAAACTATTTCTTATGCTAAGAAAAAGAAGGTAGTTAAAGAACAGGATTTGACTGAACTTTCACCAAAGACTTTAAAGAGTTATAAGAAGGCTAAACAAGAAAGAATTGGCAATGCCAATGTTCAATGGCCTAAAGATACGAAGAATTTGGAAAGAGCAGAGAAAAAACTTAAACTAAAAGAATCCGAGTTAGAAGAAGGTGGAATTGGTGGAGCAGTTAAATTAAAAGACGCTTCAAAAGCAGTCAAGTCTATGGAAAAGAGTATGGGGCTTAAAGTCAAATCTAGCCAACGATTTGTTTCTAAAAACAAAGACGGCAAAGTTACAGGATACGGCGGAAAGACTACATACACAAGAGAAGAAACAGAAACAGATGGCGAAGAGGAAAATCCATTGCCTAAGACACCTAATCAGGCGATTAGAGATGTTCACAAAACAGTTAGAGACGTATTAAGTCCTGATCCTTTAGTAATAGATCCTAATGTAGAACTTCAAAAGGAAACAGACAGATTATATAACGATGTCCAAGAAGGCGCCAAACAGGATGCCTTAAGAGATATTAAACAAGATTCGGGTAGAGGAATGGCTCCTGTTAAAAAGGACCCAAAGCCTGGAAAAAGTAAACATGATGGTTCTGAGAATAAAGGCCCAGAACATATTGTCGCTCAAATGAGAAAGGCAGTATCATTAGGTGATAAGCACGATGGAGTCAAGTTTAAAGACGGAAAGACTCATAAAGTGAGTTCGGCACATGCACATAAATTTTTAGATAGATATATGAAGCACAAGCCGGCAGATAAACTAAAGATGCAAGATCACGCTCATGCATCACATGACAATTTTAAAAAACACGTAGAATAGGAGAAAAAAAATGCCAAATTGGGGAGCAACAGACGCAGATGAAAGTAAGCCTAAATGGTTAACAACTGCTCAGAAAAAAGAAGTATATGCTAGCACTCAAGGTTGGGTAGTTGAAGCAGGATCTACTATGACAGGAAATGGCCGTACAGGCGCTGATCCAGAAGTTCTAGTAGCCATGTCTTCTCTAACAACTAATCTTGGAGCAGCAGATATAACAGAAATTGAATGGATTACAACAGCAGCAGATAAGTCAGCAGGCTTTACGCTTTCAGCTAGAGTAAGATTCAATGAAGAAGTAGCAGTAACAGGAACACCACAACTATCAGTTACCAATGGTAACCAAGGTTCTGGTTCAGGCCGTGGACCACATGTATTATCATACGCTAGTGGTACAGGTACCAATGAATTAGTGTTCTCACTTGTTATTGCAGCAGCAAACGCAGCTACAAACGCCAATGACGTATTAAGCTTTGGAGCCAATCCACTTGCATTAAATTCAGGCACAATTAAAGATAATGGAACTAACACAGCTTCCACTATCACAAGTGCAGCAAGTATAGGTACAGCAGCTGGTACAATAACAGTCGTAGCGTAATAGGAGTTACTAATGGCAGATAGTAAAGTATCAGATCTTACGGCTGCAACAAATGCAGCCGCTGCCGATAAATTGTATTTGGTTCAGGGTACAGACTCTAAATCACTTACAAATGCAGCATTATTTGGAAACATAGCAACTCCCGCAGTATTTAATGATAAGATTTCAATAGGAGATCACGATACAATTACTGCAGCAGCAGCTATACAATTAACCACTAATGTTACATGGATCAATGATGTTTCAGCAGCAGGAGAATGTACTCTAGCTGCTGGATCGGATGGACAGATAAAAATTATTATAATGTCTTCCAATGCCGGTGGCCATACAGTAACCTTAGCAAATTCAAATACGGCTAATAGTATATCTTTTAGCCAGGCTGGACACTCAGCCACATTATTATATGATACAGGGTTAGCAAAATGGTACTTCATTGGAGGGACAGCAACCGTGGCTTAATAATGACTGAACTAAATAATGATAATTTTTTGATTTTTGCCATTAAACATTACGACAACCCGTCATGTACGGGAATGTCGGAATTAGAAGATGATTTAAAACGATTTAAATATTTGAAACGCTTGTTTAACAGATATGAAAAGACAGGCGATCCAAATGAAAGGTTGATTATAAATCATCTCGTTCTTTTATATAATGTGTTTGGAAATGCAACGACAGAAATGTTGTTTTTCAAACTAGAGGAAAAATATTGGAGTAATTTGAAAACGTTTTTAGTATTTTTAGATAGGATTCCAGAGGAAGTAGTTTATTCCGCTAACCTACCAAAGAATATAGAAACAGATGTTCCATTGAATGATGAGTTAATAGAAGTTTTAAGGAAAATATAAATGTCCAGAGCATTAGACGCAATAGTAGCATTAAGAATCTTAAAGATGATGGCCACACCGATTGAAAAGTCGGAAGCGTTTAAAGCAGGCATTGTAGATAAGACAGGAAAGAAACTTCGTGAACCATCAGGAACACAAGAGTTAAACATGTATTCAATGCTTCAGAAATTCGTATATAAAGTACAACATGCTCTTAATCATTCAGCTAACTATCAGGGTAAAAGATTATTATCTTTTGCCTCAGCGTTAGCACTGATGAGGGAGTATGAAGAACAAGACACTTTTGAAGATGTAGCAACATTGTTAGAACTTTATATGAACGATGAACACGTTCAACAGAACGCAAAGTTATTAGAGCATAATCTTATATCATTTAAAGATTATTTTACAGAAGAAGTAGCAGCTAATGCTGTAGGACATGGTGGTATTGACGCTATCGGAATAGGCCCTAGAGGTGAGCCAGGTGTAAGAACATTGGCAAAATGGCCATATCCAGGTATCGGAATGCCTAGTTTATTTAGACGGAAAGCGAAAATAAATAAGAAGATAAAGAAAAATGCCAGCAGCAGCAAGTAAAACTGACAGAGAAATAGCTACTATCAAAGCAGACATCGCCTCATTAGGCCATATGCTTGGTAAATTAGATAATACTTTGGATAAAATTGGAGAGGCAAGTTCGGTGATAGCAGCAACTATTGCAGTGCATGAAGAACGCCTTGACACATCGGAAAGAGATCGAATGGAAAGAAGAAAAGAATCAGACGCAGTAGTGAAAGAGTTACACTCTAGAATTACAACCGCATCCAGGGAAACAGCCGACTCATTAAAAGACCATAACGAAAAGATATTATTAGCTATTGAAAAACTTCGCACACATATAGATAAAGAACAAGCACATCTGGAAAAACGTATAGATCAACTTGAGAAGTGGAAATGGGTCTTATTAGGAGCCTTGATCGCTGGATCTGCACTCTTCCCCAATATGGGTAAGATTGTGTCTTTATTAGCACAGTAGTAAAGAACACCAAAACGGTATAATTCTATTTGATTCCAGGTTCGGGATCTACTATAATTATGACTATATGCTACACTTAGACTTGAAATATATAATGATGATCTCACACCGGTTTGATAGATTCAAACGTAAGGACGATTACCTATTTAACTTCCGTTGCCCTATCTGTGGCGACAGTTCAAAGAAAAAGAACAAGGCGCGAGGATATATTTACCGTAAAAAGAACGACATGTTCTACAAGTGTCATAATTGTGACGCCGGTAAGACCTTTGGTGGGTTATTAAAAATAACAGATCCATTATTACATAAACAGTACATTCTGGAAAGATATTCAGAGGGTGTAGCAGCTCCTCGCGCCAATAAAGAACCTGAGTTTGAATTTAAGACACCAGAATTTGGTGCTCCTGATAGATTGATTGACAAACTTATGGATAGAGTTGATACGTTAGATGCTAGTCATATGGCAGTAGAGTATTGTACCCAAAGACAGATACCTAAAGATCAATGGCACAGGTTATATCACATAGAGAACATTAAAGATATATGTCAGTTAAATCCTAAATATAAAGACAGGATAAAGTCAGACGAATCTAGGTTGGCAATACCATTCTTTAATGAAGAAGGTATCCTAACAGCAGTCACATTAAGATCATATGGTAACTCACCATTAAGGTACATATTGGTTAAAATAAATGAAGATAGTCCAACAGTTTTTGGATTAGATTGTATAAGTAAAAGTAAGCCTGTAAAAATTGTTGAAGGACCTTTAGACAGTTTGTTTTTAGATAATTGTATAGCATGCGCAGGCACTTCGTTTAATAAAATAGAAACATTAAATCTTCCAGAGGATAGTATTATTATCGTAGATAATCAGCCTAAGAATAAAGAAGTCTGTAACATCGTTGACAGATATATTAAGTCTGGTAAAAGGGTCGTAATATGGCCTGACAACATTCTGGAAAAAGATATAAATGAAATGGTGTTGGCTGGTGTTCAGACAGTCAATATGGAAGATATTATAAGTAATAATGTGTTCCAAAATCTGGAAGCTGAACTTAAATTTATTAGTTGGAGGAAGTGTTAATGGTTAAACCAATGACATCTGAAGAAGATGCTATCTCCCTGGGTGGACAAGCTGAAGTGTACAGACGAAAGTTAGTACAAATAGATGAAGCCCTAAATGGCATGATTACCCTACTTAAAGGTGAAGTAAATACTATGCAAGGCCAACTCACTAGCGCATATAAACGCATTAATGAGTTAAACGCAGAGAACGCAGAGCTGAAGAACAAGTTGAAGTTGAAATGACCCCAGTCTATCCTTTACTGAAGTCCTTTTGGGACTCTGAAAAGCTTAGAACTGAAGCAATCAACGTAAAAGACAAAGCATATAAAATTCCTTACACATATAAAGGCAAGGATTATGGAGTAATAACTGCATTACCATATAATGATTTTACTCCTGAATTGGCAAAGTTTAGAGAGAGTTTTTTAGAACACTACCCAACAGATTGGGGTGAGTTTACGACTGCATATATGTGGATAGAATCTGATTATCCTTGGCATGTTGATAATGAAATAACAAAAAGTCAATATAATCGTAAAGGTGTAAAGTGTGCAATAAACATTATTTTAGAAGGACAATTTACAGCAGTAGAGTATGAAGAAGGAAAATTTACTTATGAAGCAGCGGTGTTGAATACAAGTATATTACATAGGGTGAATCCTGACAAACAAAGAGTAATGGCCAGGATATCATTTAAAGACAAAACATTTGAAGAAGTAGTACAAGGAATAAAAGAGTGGCAAGGGAAGATTATTTAGGCATACAAATTGACAGGGATCGTGATACTCTATTTGATGAGTTAGGATTACAAAGATTAAGAGAAAGTTACATGAAGGACGAGGAAACCTCTCCTCAAGAACGTTTTGCTTATGTAAGTTCACAGTTTGCTAGCAATCCAGAACATGCACAAAGACTATATGAATACGCCAGTAAGCATTGGCTCTCATACAGCACTCCTATTCTTTCCTATGGACGCTCTAATCGTGGTATGCCTATATCATGCTTCTTAAATTATATTGATGACACAGCAGAAGGATTAGTAAAAAACCTGTCTGAGACTAATTGGTTGTCAATGTTAGGTGGAGGTGTAGGTATAGGATTTGGCATAAGGAGTTCTGATGATAAATCAACAGGAGTTATGTCCCACCTAAAAACATACGATGCGTCCTGTTTAGCATATAGACAGGGCAAAACAAGAAGAGGCTCGTATGCTACATACCTAGATATCTCCCATCCAGATGTGTTAATGTTTTTAGAAATGAGAAAGGCAACAGGCGATCCTAATATGAGATGTCTTAACCTTCATCATGGAATTAATATAACTGATCGTTTTATGGAAATAATAGAACGGTGTATGGTAGATGATGATGCTGATGATGGCTGGAATTTGACAGACCCACATTCAGGAGCAGTAACAGAAACAGTATCAGCCAGAGGATTATGGCAAAGGATACTAGAACTTAGAATGGAAACAGGGGAACCATACCTACATTTTATAGATACAAGTAATAGACAGATGCCTGAATTCCAAAAGGAATTAGGGTTAAGAATTAATCAGAGTAATCTCTGTTCAGAGATTATTTTACCAACAGACGAAAAAAGGACAGCAGTATGTTGTTTATCGTCTGTGAACCTAGAGCATTACGCAGCCTGGGTTCGAGATCCAAAATTTTTAGACGATGTTGCAGAGATGTTAGATAATGTCTTGCAATATTTTATAGATAACGCACCCTCACAGGTTAGAAGAGCACAATACTCTGCTAGTCGTGAAAGGAGCATAGGGGTTGGAGCTTTAGGATTTCATGCCTACCTTCAAAAGAATGGTATTGCATGGGAAAGTGCACAAGCACGTGGTGCCAACTTGAGAATATTTAGATACATTAGAGGAAAATTAGATGAAGCAAACAAAAGGCTCGGGAAAGAAAGAGGAGAGGCTCCAGATGCTAAAGGAAGAGGGGTTCGTTTTAGCCATGTTATGGCTATTGCTCCTAATGCTTCCAGTAGTATTATTATGGGGAACACTTCGCCATCTATTGAACCGTTTAGAGCTAATGCTTACAGGCAAGATACCTTATCGGGTGCATACCTCAACAAAAATAAATACCTGGATGCAATCATCACAGAGTATTGTGAAAAACATCCGAGAACGAATTATGACGATATTTGGTCGTCGATCATAAGCAACGATGGTTCTGTACAACACTTAAAAATATTATCTGACGAACAGAAGAGCTTATTTAAAACATCTATGGAAATAGATCAACGATGGTTAATTGAACATGGCGCAGATAGACAAGAGTACATAGATCAAGCACAATCTTTAAATCTTTTCTTCAGGCCTGACGCAAATATAGCATATCTACATGCTGTTCACTTTTTAGCATGGAAGTCAGGTATTAAAACGTTATATTATTGCCGTTCAGAGAAGTTAGGAAAGGCAGATAAAGTTTCTAAACGAATAGAAAGAGAGATAATACAGGAATTAGATATGAGAGACGTGGCTGATGGTGAATGTCTAGCTTGTGAGGGTTAATGATGAATGGTAATACATACTATTCGCCTCACTATGACAAGCATTTTTTATGGATATATAAAAATGCTTCACAGACCATGAAATATGTAATGGAAGACCATGAGATAGGTAATGCAGGACTAACAGATTCTCATAAATGTTTCTTAATATATAGAGATCCATTTAGTCGTTGGATGAGTGCAATTAATATGGTTGTGGACAGCGGTTCAGATGATATTCCTGAAAGTTTTGAAGACCCTCACTTTACCTTTCAGAAAGATTGTGTAAGTATGATAGACGTGAAGTTAGCAAGAGTTTATCTTTATAACAGAAATGTCGTAGAAGAAATATTAATAGGCGAGAAGATGTATAGGTATTGGTTACGGCGTCATAAAAGAATCAATCCTATTAGTCAACCTGAATTGTGGCATGAGCCAGGAGTTTTAGAGTATAAACAAAAATTAGGATTTGCCTACGTAGATGAAGATCATGAGAAAGCTTATGACTGGTTAAAATATAAATTAAACCGTATGCCAGAGAATTTTTTACTGCATAAGACATGGGAAGAAACAGTTGATTCAGTAATGAATTTTTATGAAGAAGATTATAGTTATTTTGAAGGAGTTAAATTTGTAAATGCAAATACCTAGGGATAAAAAGATAGGTGTTGTGGTCTCAGGAGGATTAGATAGTTCTATCCTGTGGCATATAGTCTATGGAGAATGTTTAGAACGAAATCAAGAGTGTATTCCATTCACAGTACCTAAAGTAGATGGAGCATTAACATACGCTACTAGAATGTTAGAGTGGTCTTGTGATTATTATGGAACAAAACAGTTGCATCCTTGGGTAATAAACTCAGATGGTGTAGACTGGAATAGGGAACAAGATTATCAAGGAGAAGAAGTACAACAACAATTACTAGGTGGAATGAAAGAAGTAATAGTCAATGGCTATGCAGATGTTCTATTTAATGGAGTAAATGAATATCCACCTAATTATAAGAGCTTATGTTCTTATCACACACCAGGACCCAGGCTATTAGCTAGAGATTCTGATTATAAACACGAAGGAACACCTATAAGTGAGATATATTTACAACCTTTTGCAGACTTAACTAAAGATCAAATAGTCTTATTAGCAAAAGAATTTAATGTATTGAATGATATAAGTCGTTTCTCACATAGCTGCGTAGAGTTAATACGTGGAAGATGTGGTGAATGTTTTTGGTGTAAGGAAAGAGAATGGGGGTTTAAAGAAGCAGGAGAGATAGACTATGGCACGGCCTAGAAAAGCAAGATTAACAGAAGAGAGAACATATTTTAAACCATTTAATTATCCTTGGGCGTATGAAGCATGGCTTAAACACGAACAATCACATTGGATACATACAGAAGTACCTATGGCAGATGATGTAAAGGACTGGAAGGACAAACTAACAGATCCTGAGAAGGCTTTCCTTACAAATATATTTAGATTCTTTACACAAGGAGATATAGATGTAGCAGGTAGTTACGTTAATAATTATCTTCCATACTTTCCACAACCTGAAATTCGTATGATGTTATCAGGATTTGCAGCACGGGAGGCACTACATATAGCAGCTTATAGTCACTTAATCGAGACATTAGGAATGCCTGAGTCTACCTATAGTGAGTTTTTAGAATATCAATCTATGGCGGATAAACATGAATACTTCATGGAGTTAGCTAATGCTAACGGCACACCAGAGTCTGTAGCTACAAATATAGCAGCATTCTCAGCATTTACTGAAGGCATGCAACTGTTCTCATCTTTTATAATGCTACTAAACTTTCCACGTCACGGTAAGATGAAGGGCATGGGACAAATAATAACATGGAGCATCGTAGATGAAACAATGCACGCTGAATCTATGATAAAACTATTCAGACAGTATATAAAAGAGAACAGAAAATTGTGGAAGGACAAATTAAAGAAAGAAATTTACGACATAGCAGAGAAGATGGTTGAACTAGAAGATAAGTTTATTGATCTAGCATTTGCTATGGGTCCAATGGAGAACTTGACGCCAGAAGAAGTTAAGAAATATATTAGATATATAGCAGATAGAAGGCTAATAGCAATGGGAATGAAAGGCATATTTAAACATAAAAGAAATCCTTTGTTGTGGGTAGAGGAGATGATTAACGCTCCTACTCATACAAACTTCTTTGAGAACAGAGCTACCGATTATGCTCGTGGTGCTCTAACAGGAGATTGGTCAGAGGTTTGGGGAGCTGCAAAGAATGGAAGGTAGAGATCGATTTGAATGTATGAAATGTGAGGGTGTTGGTCATTTAGAAAATGATCACGATCATCACTTCTACGTCTTAAAGTTCTGTCCATTTTGTGGTGAAGAATTGGAACAAGAGCAATCATTTGAAATGAAAGATATATATGAGGAAGAATATGAAGCAAACAATTAGTGACGTAGGTGGTGTGGTCGTTAAATCAAACGATACCTATGAAGTAAAAGACAATACACACTTAAACAACTTGGTATTAAGCAGTACACGACTGTATCCAGGCAAACGAACAACAGGACATACACATCCTGGGCAAGAAGAAGTTTATATTTTTGTGGAAGGCGAAGGCAAAATAAAGATAGAAGAGGCTAAATGGCCAGTCAAAGCAGGTGATATTAAGTTAATAGAGGATGGAGACTTTCATCAAGTTATTAACGACGGTACTGAAGATCTATACTTTGTCTGTGTTTTCGACGGTAAAAGAACACATAAATAGTCATATGGCTAAAAAACATAGAGTATATTGTACTTATTTTCCAGACGGAAGATATTATATTGGATATTCCTGCAAGACAGATAAACTATTTGAGAAATACTTTGGTAGTTCAAAGGTTGTTAAAGAATGTACGCAGACATTAACAAAAGAAATCATAGCAGAATATTCATCACGTGCACCTGCGAAGATGCAAGAGTTTTTATTGCAATGGCAACAAAGAGATGATGAGTTTTGTGTTAATGATATGCTACATGTTAGATTAAGAGCCAGCCACTTAAAAGATTTCCAACCAATTGAATGGTCGCCTAAAACAAGAGACCAGGCCACTTGGAGAAATTGGGGAGTAAACTAATGTTTCAGACTAGAAGTATGACATTTATTATAGGAACAGTATTCTCAGCACTAGCTGTATCAGCAGTAGCTGCGTACTTCTCCATCGTAGGACTTATGGCTATATTCTCAGCACTACCTATGGCTATTTTATCTATGGGTGTTGTATTAGAAATTGCTAAACTTGTTACAGCATCATGGATATATCAGTATTGGCAACGCACCAGTCTCTTAATGAAGAGCTACATGGTTACATCTGTCGTAGTGCTATCCATCATAACATCAATAGGTATATTCGGGTTCCTATCTAAAGCACATTTAGATCAGGCAGCAGTTTCAGGTGATGCACAAGCAAAAGTAGAGCGCGTTGAACAACTAATAGAACGAGAAAATGGCAAAATAGCAGCAGCTGAGGATAGAATACTAAGAATCCAACAAGGTTCTACTCTTGATGTAACAGAAAGCATACGTCAACAGGAAGAGATACGAGATACGGCATGGGAAAGAATACAAGGCGACATAGAGTACTCTGAGGAACAAATAGACAAAATTAGGGCTAGTTTGGACACAGATTTAGCACAAAAACAACAAGAACTTGACGGTTTAGACGCTATAGTTGCATCTTATACTAACCAAGGTACTACGACAACAGACACAGGAGCTTTTAGAAGAGACGAGACTGTTGACAATGTGGCATTAGGTTTACAAGTAAGAGAGAGCCAAAGAGAGGAAAGAGCAAAGATAGACGCAGATATAGTTGAACTTAGACGTTATGCTGAGGAACAAATAGCAGGTTATCGTAACCAAATTGTACAATATAGAGAAACCACACAAGGCGACATAGACAGAGCTAATGATGAGATAAACAGGTTAAGGGAAAATGAGAGTCAGAGTTCAGCAACTAGAGACATACAAATAGATGAGATCCAGGCCACTATTGACGAGGCATACGACCAAATAGGAGCATACAATGAGGACTTGTTTGAGGAACGAGCTATTGTAAGAGATTTAGACAAGGAAGTTGGCCCTGTGAGATATGTAGCACAATTTCTTTACGGCGACGATACAACAGAAAATATTGATAGAGCTGTAGTAATCCTTATACTATTATTAATATTTGTATTTGACCCATTAGCTATAATTCTAGTTATAGCAGCAAACCTTAGTATAAAAGAGAGAATGGGTGGAAGGATAACACCTGTAAGATTAGATGACGATGTTGTTGAGAAGGAATCAGTGCCAGAAGTAGGTATATCATCAACAGACAAGCCTGACCCAGAGTCCTGGCAAGCTAAAGGATCAGTAGATAGAGGAGACTATTACGAGCTAGGTCCAGAAACTGTTAAAGTAACAGAAGACATGCATATCGATATGTTCTTAGAAGAAGATACTACATTAGAACCAGAGCAGATGAAAGGAACGTTGAAGTGGCAAGAAATAGAAGAGAATCAAGTGCTAGATAATTTTAAACCAACAGAAGACGATTGGCTACCAGCAAAATACGGTGAAGAATCTAAGATGGACCCAGTTAAAGAGAAAGAATTACAATGGTTAATAGATCAAAAATTGAAGGAGAAGAAAGATGCCTAACATAGAAGAGAAAGGGTATGAGCCTAGACGTAACGATGACGACTACCGCCAAGAGGTAGAAGGGTTGTTAAAATTAGGGTACGGACAGTTTAGATTTCATAAGGTGGATGGAAGTGTAAGAGAAATGAATTGCACTTTAAAGCCTGGTGTTATTCCTGAATTAAGTACCACGCAAGTGTCTAGATCAAAACCAGGGCAGTTAGTAGTATATGATGTGGATGCAGAAGGTTGGAGGACAGTCACATATGACAGAGTCCTTAACTGGAAGTTCTTAGGTGAAACAACAACACCCAAACCACAAACATCTACCTGGCAAGAAGAAAGCTCAGAATAATTGGTACTCTAGACCGTTGACCTTTACTTCACGAGGTCTTATAATTAGTAGTATGATTAATAAAGGAGTCCTTTCATGGCACGAACTAAACGTAAACGTCAGGTATATCTGTTACCTGAACCTAATTGGGGCAAAGCAAGCCTCGCAGTAACCGAAGAAGACAGAGCTAAGATATATAAAGAAGCTGATTACTTCATACATCAAGAAATACCTAATAAAGAATGTTATAAGTCTTTTAGGGAATGGGTTAAAAAAGAATCCGGCTGGACTAAAGATGAGATTAAAAGAACATTGGCAGCTCCTGATTGGGCCTTTTTAACTATTTCAAAATATACTTGGTGGGCTCTTAAAGTGGGTTGGATGTTAGAATCTCAAAGGGAATACATTTACAGCAAATTACCATACTTTGACCAGACTGCTGAAAAATATAAAAAAGAAAAAGAACATAGAAAGGTTATGACAGTCGTTCCAATAAGGAATGAGCTACCAATATTCATAGGTGCTATTGATGAGATAGTAGATAGATTAAGTACAGGTAAAAAGGTAATGGAGAATGAGTCATTACTTAGATCTCTTAATCTTAATAAGGAAGAGTGTAGTCAGGCTCATAAGGAAATATCATATGTTTATGATGAGTTCGTAGAGCTTGTTAGAGTTCGTAATATTAGAGATAGATCAGACTGGGATGAACAGTTAGTCGAAGGTTATAGTCATATTAATAAACCTAATGCCAGAAAGATCGTAGAGCATTTAAAAGAACTATTAGACATGTTGCAATTAGGAGCAACTCCGAAGAAGGCAGTTAGACGTAAGAAGCCACAAGATCCACGTAAGATTGTTTCTCGCTTAAGACATATGAAAGCTAATAAAGACTTGAATATAGCATCTATTAATCCTGTAGATATATTAGGTAGCACAGAAGTATGGGTATATGACACAAAAAGAAAACGTCTAGGACTCTACACATCTGGAATGGCAGGTGGTTTAGGTGTTAAAGGAACGTCTATTACAGGCTATGATACAGAATTATCTTATGAGAAAACACTAAGGAAGCATGAAGAACAACTAAAAGGATTTATGAAACTAGGACCTAAGGCTATCAGTCCTTATGTAGATAAGATACGAGGTAAGAAAATGAAAGTTAAAACCCGTATTAATCCTCACATGCTAATCTTAAAGGCTATCTAATGATTGTTGTAGACTATAATCAAACAGCAATAGGTTCGTTTATGGCAGAGACGAGAGGACGTCCTGATGTTGAAGTACATTTAGATTTGCTTAGACATATGATATTAAACACCATACGCTCTTATAAGAAGCGTTGGGGGAGTGAATATGGCGAGCTAGTAATAGCATGTGATAACAGACATTATTGGAGACGGCAAGTATTTCCTTATTATAAAGCAAACAGAAAATCATCACGGGAAGCTAGTCAATTAGATTGGAATATGATATTTGACGCACTCAACTTGGTTAGAGATGAGTTAGCAGAAGTATTTCCTTATCCTGTTATAGATGTAGACGGAGCTGAGGCAGATGATATTATAGGTACACTAGCAGAATACAGTCAAACACACGGCACAAGTCCAGAGGAAAGTGGACAGTTACCATTTGATGAACATATACCTGATCCTTTTCTTATAGTCTCAGGCGATCACGACTTTAAACAACTACAGAAATGGGCTAATGTTAAACAATGGGCACCAGCACAAAAGAAATGGGTTAAGATTAACGAGCCAGCACATCAAGTCTTATTAGAACATATTATTAGAGGTGATAAGGGTGACGGAGTACCTAATATATTATCAGCAGATGATGTGTTTGTGAAAGGCCAACGTCAAAGCCCTATTAGAAAGACCAAATTAGCAGAGTGGAAAGCACAGAAACCAGAAGAATTTGTAAAAGGACACATGGCACACGGTTATAACCGTAATTCTTTGCTAATTGACTTAACCAAAACACCAGAAGACATCAAAGAAGCTATTATAAATAATTACACCACACAACGCGGTGGTGATAGAAGTCAGTTATTAAACTATTTTATTGAACATAAAATGAAAGGATTGATTGACGTAATAGATGATTTTTAATAATGAAAGGTAATACAAAATGGAAAATATAGCTCTATATATCTTTATTGGAGTAATAGTTTTAGCAGTGATACTAGGTTATAATAAACCTGATGTAGTGAAGAAAGCTACGGTCAAAGCTGTAAAACCAACTCCCAAACCAATAGACAATGTTGCACCCAGCAAAACAGATCTTCAGAAGCTTACTAAAAAGCAGATAGATGATACAGCTGCTGCACAAGGTATTAAATTGGATGCCAGAGAAACGAAAGCTAAAATGATAGACGCATTTATCAAACAGGCAAAGTAACATGGCACAGAAATTCAGACAACTCAATGAGGCTTTTGATTGGGTCTTTGAAGCTAGAGGCAAAAAGAACCAAGTAGATAGAATTAAAGAGATTGCAGCAGGCAATCAAACTATCGTCCCATTTGTAAGATGGGGTGTAGGAGCTGAACAAATTGATTGGGGTCTACCAGAAGGCAAACCAGACGCTACAAAGATAGAAGATGATATACCTGATGGTATGGGTGAAACAACACTGACATTAGAATTTCGTAGAATTAAACAGTTCACAGATCCTAATGCCAACATTAAGAACCTCCCACCTTGGAAACAAGAGATGAATTGGATGTCAATTATAGAAGGTGTACATCATAAAGAAGCTGAGTTTATAACAGCAGTGAAAGATCAGCAACTGATAGCATTATATCCTAAGTTAGAAGGTATCTTAGGAGATTTAGGCATAACAGAATATGTTAAACCTAAAAAGAAAAGCTATAAAGCCAAAGACGTTTCCAAAAAGATGGAAGAGTTGAAGGCTAAAGTTGACTTCACCCAATAAACATTGGATATACGAAAATATCCGTGCTGTACATTTAGAAGTATCAACTCTTTGTAATTCTATATGTCCTTGGTGTCCTAGGTACAACAACTTCTCGCCCAATCTTAATCCCAATATCGTTGAAGAGGCTTACACCCTTCAACGATTCAAGGATCACTTTCCTAAGGACTTTATAAAACAAATAAACTTCTGGACATTTGCAGGAGATTATGGTGACCCTTGCACATGTCCAGAACTTCTTCCTATTCTCGAACATATCACAGAAGTACGACCTGACTCCGCTATACAAATTAATACCAATGGTGGTATGAAAACGACACCTTTTTGGATATCTTTAGGCGAGTTATTTGAAAAGAACCACAGCAGATATGTTATATTCTCAGTAGATGGCCTAGAAGATACTAATCACATATACAGAAGGAATGTAAAGTGGAATAAGGTTAGAAATAACATGTACTCCTACTCACAGACAGGAGCTACAGGTATATGGGAGTTTCTAAAGTTTAAACACAACGAACATCAGTTAAAAGAAGCTAAAGAGATGGCAGACTGGTTGGGATTTGAGATAAGATTTAAAAATCCTAATGGCTTTGAAGGAGGCCCTATGCCTGCTAGGGATAAGGATTATAATATAGAATATGAGATCTTTCCAGCAACAGGCAGAGATATAAACGAGATTCCACAGAGGTCTGTTGATTTTATAAATCTAATTAATACAGACACATTAGACTACGCAGACTATAAGGATAGAGTAGAAACATTATATAAAGATAAACCAGGCTGTATCACTTGTGCTGCTAATCACTCACTAGGAGGAGGCAACGAGCTGAGAATTAATTGTGATGGCTCTGTCTGGCCATGTAGTTTCTTTGGCCACTTGAGTAAAAAGTATTTAAAGAACAGGATAGTAGGTAGAATACAGCAGTGGCAAATGGAAGATGTTTTTAAAGATGTACATAATAATCTAAATGAGATGTCATTAAAAGAGATATTAGATAGTGATCCTTTTCGTCCTGTTTATGAGAGATGGGAAGGTAATAGAATATTAGAGTGTTATGATGTTTGTGGACCTACACCTATAATGGAAAAGATATATGAAAGCGCTGATAACAGGAGGTAGTAGTAAATTTGGAGCCTGTTTGTCTAGTGAACTAGCAAAGACCTACGATGTCACAGTTATACCAAGAGATGAACTAAGCACATTTACCTTTACACAGAACGAGTATGATCTAATCTTTTTTAACCACCATTTTATGCCAGAAGGTTTTGATCAAGTGAGCTACCATATGAATTGTCTTATTTGTATAGACATACTAAGCAACAACAAGGCCAACAAGGTAGGTTGGATGTTTAGCAGTGGTATAGGTGCTAAAGATCACCCAGAATATGCTCCATACTTTGCTTATAAGTCAATGAATCTTCATATTATGCGCTATTATGCACATCTTAAACCTGAGATATACTTTGGTGTAGATCCAGGACATTTAATAGAAGGCCATTACGAAACTCCTGCTAAACAGGTAGTAGCTTTATTGGATAAAGTGGAAAGCGGAAAGGTTTATACGTTGAATGGATCTGTATCAGGCTTATAAGGATCATAGAACCTGCCCCATTGCCAGCCTTCTGGCCTAGGCTCACTAATAGGTATGGTTGTTGTCTTACCTTCAGGCGATACTACCCAACGACGCCTCTCCTTATAAAAAGAAGCCTCAGACATTTTAATCCTAGTTTCTTTTGAGTGTGTTCTACCATACATAGGATTGTTCTCGCCGTGTCTTGTCCCTGTCATAGTCCTAGATATCTTTTCCTTATGTTCTGGAGAGACACCATGTATTCTGCTAGGATGATTGTCTCCTAGTTTCGCTTGTCTTATTCTTTCTATTCCTTCTGGGGTGTGTTTCTTTGTACGATCTCGAGCAGAATCCATTACTATTGGCCTACCTAGATGTAACGCATGCTCTCTAATAGCTTCTATTTGTGAAAAACGTCTGATTAGATCACGAGGTTTAGGAACATCTTGTACATGATTATTGTCAACGATATATAATTCACCGCCGTGATTAAACAAAAAGAATAGACTAGCTCTCACGGTATTTCCTTATAAACATTGGAGCTATATTATCTCTCATCACCCTTGGTCCTGGATGTACCATGTCCCTTGCCCATCTTGCCTCGTCAGTATTAAGGCAAGCCGTAAACTCAGCATTCGGGTTCTGTTCTCTCAGGGTATGATTAAGTTTTTCTTTAGTCTCTTCAGCAATATTATGTATTTTATCAATAACTATCATATCATTTATATTGTCCGTTTTAGAAGGTCTACCTGCTGTTTGTTCTGTGCTTGGTATATCTATGAACTTAGATTCTTTACAGATATGTCTCATGGCATCCATATAGGCCTCTCGTCTAATAGCGACTTCACGACTTGACATGCTCATTTCAAAATGGTCTCTCCATTTCTTATCGGAAGTGCCGGAGTTATGCCAAGGTCCTATGGATTTTACAGAATCTGCGTAGTTATCTTCCTCTCTATCATCTGGATAAGGCCAGAGTTCAATTCTATGAGGATCTGGAACGTAGAACATTACAGCTTTAGGTTTTATAACAGGCAACCACATTTTAGCAGCACGATAAGATGCTTGAATACCTGTTCCTGGTTGGCCTAAATTTACACAGTCTAGTCCTAACTCTTGTGCTACAAAATAAGGCCATGTCTGTTCATAATTAACTCCAATACCAAATGTTATGCTACAACCTAATGCTACTAGAGCATTTTTATTCTCTACAAAATCTCCTTGATGTCTAAAACCCCACTGATTAAATCTATACTTGACATTGTTATCTGACCAACCTAGTTGCTCTGCTAACTCTTTCCTATTATCGAAATTTTGCCTAATGTCAGAAGGACACCACCTTGTTGAAAATCCATCAGACCATTGTTGCACACCCATTGGCTCGGGGGTGCCATCTGCTTTTGTATGTTGATTTCCTTTGCCAGGCCTGTAGCGATGACAATAACCGTATTTGTAGACACTATCCATATTAATCTATTTCAATAGCTTGTGCAAAGAGTATTGTAAATCCTTTTTGTTTTTCAAAAACATTACGATAGTATGGTGTGCCGTCAGCGCTTCTCTCTCCACGTTTTACTCTTATCTCTATCAGAGGCTCTTTGGTTGTTAGTTTATGTCCTTTGCCGTAGATCATTAACTTAGGCAAATTCTCTTTTACCACTTTGCCACCTACCCTTTGGGCTTCTGATATTCCTAGTTCTGATTCAAGTTCTAAACCGTTAAAAGCCTCCTCTAAGTTACTTGCATCATATTGAATTGCCTGGTCTCCTTTTAAGTCTACGAGTAGCATGCCTTCTTCACGTTTTGAGAAGTGGTATTGTACAAAGCTACTGAAGGCCCTTACACCTGATTGTGTTAGTAGAGCGTCAGGCACTTTCGGTGCCACTTCCTTATAGACTGCCATTATGGCATTGGCGGTATCTTTGAAATGTTCTATTCCTCCCTTAAGCTTATCATAAGATAGCTGAGTCATTGCAACATCAATACCAAATGCGTCTTTCCAGAGTTTCTTTTGTACATCTAAGGTTGTGCCTCCCATTTGGCCAAATTGTTTTACACCATCTACTTTAAGTGATATCTTTAGGAAATCAGGTCCTGATAAATCACCAGCATGGTCTGTGACTTGTACTCTTACATCTACCTTTGTTCCTTTTTGATCTGTTTCGCCGTCTGATAGCACAATGATACTATTTTTAACACCATTGCCCCACACTTCTGCAACCATATCTACTACATTGACTGAGTTAGCATATTTGATGGAAGCATCTATAATTTGACTCCACAGAGGCCATAGCTTGGGGTTTTTGACAGCGCGCCAATGAGGCTCGCCTATTTGATATGTAAAGACGAGATCATCTTTTATCGTCGTTCCCTTATTGGGTGACTCCAATTTGATAGTGCTATCATTCACTTTGCACAGATCCATTATAGCTTTAATCTCTGTCTCACCGATCCTGGTATGTGTGCCACATCCTGCTTTAAAGCGAGCTACTATAGCAGCAGAGAATATTATTTCTGCTATGTTTCCCTTGTTGTGGTTCTTTCTTCCATTAAGTTGATACTCCTCTGTTTTTTCTAATTTGCCAAGAGGCACCAGCGTTTTATCTTGTAGTATTAATTGGTTATAAGATCCACTCTGGATAAGTCTTACCAAAGCCTGGCCTGGATTTGGAAGACTCATTAATGAGGTAATTGATGTTTGTTTAGCTGTTTTTGCGTTTTGTCCTGTCATTACTCCAATGATAACCTGATCAGTTGCATACCCACTTAAGGAATGTCCTTCAGATGCAGAACATTTGTCTAGAAATACGCCAGGCCTGAAACCAGCATATTTAAGAAAGTCTGCTTTTGCCATTGTTGCCATATTATCTCTCCTTGTTAAACTCTTTACAGTATTTATATTATAAATATTGACATGATTAGTAGTATGTCAGAAAAGGAGAGGCGAGTCCTCTTTGCTAAATTTGCACAGTACGCTTACTATCCAGAGAAAACAGGAGCTAAATCCGGCAAACGTAAAGGATTTAACAAACACAGTTTCTTTGACATAGAAGGCGCCCAGTGCTATGTATATTACAATAAGGATGATATCGTTATAGCATGCAGAGGCACACAAAAAGGCCATGGAGCGATGAACGATATCATAGCAGATTTGCAAGTTTTTAAATCCGACTCTGTCTCTGGTAATAAAATCCACCAGGGATTCAAGGAAGAAGTAGATAAGATTTATGATCATGTTGAATCGCTTATTGATAGAATAACACATGGCAAAAAGATATGGGCAACAGGACATAGTTTAGGAGGCGCAATGGCTACTATTCTAGCTCAAAGATTAGAGTTCACAGGTGGACATGATGTCGACACATTGTACACCTTTGGTTCACCTCGAGCAGGCGGGCCACAATTTAGAGCATGGTGTGATAAACATCTTAATCATCAAAGATTCGTTAATAATAATGACGTGGTTCCTTGTGTACCTAGCTGGATATGGTATAGGCATACAGGAGACTGTTATTATATAAAATCAACTGGAGAAGTTACTCGCTTAAGACGATGGTCTACAGAGCGAATAAGGGACAAAGGTTGGAGTTTATTAAAGACGATATTGAAGGGTCGATTGGATTTTGTGGCTGACCATAATATAAAAGATTATATTCAGCATTTAGAAAATGATACCAAAAACTAAATAGGAGGAAACGCATGAATACAGCAATTCAATTCGTAAAAGACCGCATTGCCGAGCGAACCAGCTGGGACGGCGGTGTGATTATAGCTGTTTCTCTAGCAATCATATTGTTTGGCGGACTTGCAAAAGTTGCAGCCTGGGTAGCTTTAGGCTACGGTATATGGACGCTAGTTAAAGGCGAATAATTACAGACAGATCAATAGGACCAAAAGGGGCTATTCGTAGTTGACTTTAGGTCCTATTTCTGTCATAATGTATATAGAAACTGGAGAAACAATGACAGAATATACCGAAAAAGTTGAAGCAGTTAGACTGCAACAACAACTAGATGAATTTTCCAAAGGGGTTAAGTATATACATGCTAATAACGGCTGTATTGAAACCAAATACAATAATGGCGATATTTTATATGAATATACCCGAGGCCCTAAAGAAGGAAAGAAAGAGTGGTACAGAGCGAGAGCCACAAGACAATCTCTTCTGGATAAAATGATGAGAGTAGCAGCAGATATGAGGCATAAATAATCGTGAACATGCAATCGGATTTTACAGTGATATCTACACCAGAGCCAGAAGTAGACAGGATAGCAGAAATTATTAAAAGATTAAGCAGTCCTCAACTTGTGGAGTTATGTAGAATATTGGCAGACGATCACATGGCAGATAAGCTCTATCCCATTTTAGAATATGAAATGAGGGAAAGAGATAATCCGCTTTTAAGAGTTAATGATGTACCGTCAGAGGACTAAAAAATGCACCCAGGCAATACCATTAAGGTATCCGGTGGGCTAGCGAAACAGCGAGTAATCGCAGAACATGTTGCAGCTCATTGTATAACTACCTTATTACCTAGACATCGATCCTTATGGATTGAAATAGATTTCCGTAACTTAAGCGAAGACAATGTCCTTGGTTATTGTTATCAAAACGATCACAACTTCTACACATTAGAAATAGACAAGTTTCAAAAGGTTTACGATCTTATACTCACCACGTGTCATGAGATGGTACACGTCAAGCAAGGTGTAAGGGGAGAACTTACAGAGAAGCATTTACGACAATTTTGGAAAGGCAAAGAACATAGAGATACGAATAGCAACAGCAGTATGGGTCCTAAACAACCTTGGGAACGAGAAGCATGGGATATGCAGGAAGAGCTTGCACATAGTTTTATAAGAGACACAGGAAATACTGTACGACGTGTTAAATCAGTGGAAAAACGATGCATGGAATTATACTAGGTGGAATACTTGAACGAGAAGACACTAGCGAAACTAGAAATCAATTAGTACACCAAGACACTAAAGATAGGCCAGACTTTTGGCCAAGCATCAAACGATCAGCAGGAGCACACAGAATAGCCACATGGCTAAGAGAGAACGAATGGGATATAGAGGTTATAGACTTTTGGCCTGCATGGTCACGTGAAGAACTCGTAGAGCTGTTTGAAACAAGAGTAAAGAAAGACACAATTTGGGTAGGGCTGTCTGCTATGTTTCCACTAGGAGGAGCAGGCAAGAAGAACCAGGAGAAAGTAGCAGAGATTATAGAGAATCTCAGATATATTAAATCGTTATATCCTGATTTAGTGTTCATTGGAGGCTCACAAAACATATCTGCTACACTAGGATACCCATTAGATTATTATGTGGGTGGCTTTGCAGAGTACGGCATTATAGAATTATTAAAGATGATAACAGGACAGACACATAATTGTATCGTTCATGAGAGAGAATATTGGGGTGCAACACGCAAGGTAGTGGAATGTAGACACGATTATCCAGCTTGGCCTTTTCCTAATGCACATGTGAAGTATCAGGATCGAGACTTTATGAGATCTGATGAAGTACCAACTATTGAAATGGGACGCGGTTGCATATTTGAGTGTAAGTTCTGTTCATTTACAGTTTTAGGAGTGAAGGGAGATCACAGTAGATGTGCAGATAGTTTAAGAGAAGAATTAACAGATAATTATGAACGCTGGGGTATTAACACATACACGATCTCAGATGAGACAATAAACGATAGCCCTGAGAAACTTAAGAAAGTAGCAGACGTAGTTAGGTCATTACCCTTTGAAGTAAACTTGGCAGGCTATTTAAGAGGAGACTTATTAGTGGCCAAACCAGATACGTGGGAAGACATTTGGGATATGGGTTTATGGTCTCACTTTTATGGCATAGAGAGTTTTAATCACAAAGCAGCTAGGTTTGTAGGCAAAGGCATGAACCCAGATAGACTTAAAGATGGATTATTAGAAGTACAAGATTGGTTTAACAATAAAGGAAAGTTTAGAGCTACAATATCTATGATCGTAGGACTTCCTTATGAAACAAGAGAAACATTTTTAGAAGGAAGGGATTGGGTTATGGACAACATGCCTGGCCATAGTTATAGCTTTGCACCATTAATGGTAGCAGATGGAGACTTAAATGCTATGGCAACAAATCCTAGTGAATTTGATAGAACAGCCTGGACGTCAGGAGTATTTACAAAGAAAACACACGAAGAGATGGGTGTCAACTATGATGAGATACCTGAACAATTAAAAGAGGTTGTGCAGTTTTATATGAATTCAACAGGTGTGGCCAATTGGCAACACGAGACGATGAATGTATGGGAAGCGTGGAAACTATTTTCAGAAGTAGCAGCTAATCCTGTACTACCCAGCAAGCTGGCTCCTGGGATATTTTATTACCACAGATATTTAACAGGTGGTAGATATAGTTTAAAGGATATGGAAAAGACATTTGATGAGATAGATCCATTAGGCAAGAGCCAGATAGATTTACACAAGCAAATAATTAACGAGTATAAGCAAAAGAAACTGGAGTGGAAAGATGAATGAAGGACATTTAATTATATTAGGAATATGTGCTATAGGTATGTCATGGAGAGCATACAAAATAGGCATAAGAGAAGGTATTGATAGGTATATAGAGCATTGCAAGAAACTGTCTAAAAAACATAACGGCAGAGTTCTTATACACTTTCACGGAAAGAATATACACTTTTTAGATCCATTGACGTATGATAAATTGGTATTAGACGCATTGACAAAGGACCTTGAGGATGACGACAGCGCCTGAGAGATATAACGATCAAGAAGTCCTAAACACATATTTAGAGACAGCAAACCTGACGATATACATGCACGGACCTATTGGTGTTCAGTGTTTTGAGAATTTCTTTGTAAATGTAGGTACACGGACAACGATGGCCTTTATCAAACCATTCCACTGGCGAGCGCTAACAAATCAATTTGAAAAGAAGGAACATGTGTTGGTATTGAGAGATCCTATGGAACAGCACAAACACGCAGCATATTTACATGGCATGAGCTTACACAGCATAAATCAAAAGAGAGATAATATGTTTTATAGCACACATTTGCAGCCACATTTGATGACAGTTTATAAGGCAGACTTTGATTTTTATATACCATTTGAAAAGATATCTGGTTATTTGCTTGACTATCAACCACCACCGCCACCAGCAATGGCAGCAGGACAGATGTTTGATATTACAGATGAGATAACAGCATACGAATATATTAGAGAGAACAAGATGGAACTAACAATTCCTCAATGGAGAGATTTAATTATGAGAGGCCAATTAGATGCAGTTTAAATTTATACTGATAGTTATTTGTGGATTCTTTATATACGGATGCAAGTCAACAAGTGAGATGTCACAGCCCTCTATGCCTTATAGTGGTGTGGTAGTGGTATCAGCTGTATCACCTGCACCAATAGAAGAAAAGCATGTCTACGATTTAGAAGGCGTGGAAACGACAGTAATATACAGTAGAGGAGAGTATCAACCACCTGAGAATTTTGATAGAACAGACAAATATAAGATAGAGGATTATGGTTTCTTTCAAATAACAGCAGAAGGTTTGCACGACGGACAACACAGGAACGATGATGAGTATTTACCATCACAGCCCTGGGATCAGGATGGACAAATAATTAAAGCAGACTTAAATGGCGACGGGTGGGAAGACTTCTTTTACGAAGAGAGATGGGAAGGCTCTAGAGATGATCAACCCAACAGCTATTTGTGGGCCTTTTATAACGACGGTAATGGATCTTTTACACCTGAGAAGATGGGGTGTATAGGCTATGGTGATTTAGATTATAAGACAGATCCTTATCATACATGTGGTTTTGTATCTCATTTGCAACGACCTATAGTAGCAGATTTTAACGGCGACGGCATAGACGATTTTTATAAGACATCTATACTATATCTTAGTGGTGACAACGGCCATGAGAACAAGAGTTTCCAATTACCTGAATTCCAATTTACACAATATCACGAACAACCAGGAGACTTATCAGGCGCTTGGACACACGACAATTATGCTGGTGATGTAGATAACGATGGCGATTTAGATATATTTGGCATATACACAGACGAGAGTGTGGGCTGGACGATGATGTTTAACGACGGCCATGGAGTATTTACACCTAACCACAATTTCAATTATGAGCCTAGCTTGTGGGCAACAACAGCAGCAATAGGAGATTTTAACAACGACGGCCATGGAGATGTAGCAGTAGGATGGTTTAATCCTATAGATAGCGCAGGAGCTGTATTTTATAACAACGGCAACAACGACTGGAGAGATTTTAGAGTTGACCTTCCTCCTAACTATTTTGGCACTAATGGCAATGCTAACGACATGGAAGTATTTGATTTCAACGGCGACGGCTATTTAGATATACTGCTAGCAAGCACAACACACGAGCCCTATTATGATGGTAGAGCTATACAGTTCTTTCAAAATATGGGAGACGGCACATTTACAGAGGCAAAGACATTTGAATCAGGCCATGGCGACGGCGAGATGATGCTATTAGATTTCGATCACGACGGTGATACTGATATTGTAGATGTCGTTGACGGCACCTATGTACTAATCAATACTGATAACGAGTATGAGATATACAGTGATTTTCCAGGAGTAGGTAGTGAAAGAACGTTCTACCCTGTCGAGATAGACGGCAAATACTTCTACGATTTTATAGGTAGACATCAGGTATATGACGGCGACACGTCTATCAATACATTTTATCAGGTATTAGATCCGCCAGCACAAATGGCGAAAGACATATTAACGAAACCATCAGGCTATGCAGAGTTTGCATCAATGAACAAGCTGTTATTTAACAATCTCAGATATGCACAGTTAGACGGCAATAACGATTTAATTATAACGAACAACGGTATGCTAGGGTTTGATATTGAATTAGGGAATACTCATCTGGGTGTTGGGTATGCTCGAAACAATAGAAAAGCGCACAATCAAACGGTATATTTTGGCACAGGACAAGCAACTATACACATGGAAACGTGGCAAGTATATGCTGAGCACCTGTGGAACAAAATGCGCTTTGGCCTAGCATACTATTTAACAGAGGTGGATGGATTTACGGAATTAGGCAGCAGATATAATGTCACAGTAGATCCTTTTCATTTACAAGACATGGAGTTCTTTGTAGACGTACATCACAAAGGATTCTATGCTGGTGTGTCTAGTTACACGTCAGTAGGAAGTAATAAGATAGGGTTTAACGGCCTTAATTATAAGCACAATAACAACGACATACGATTTAGGTTAGGTTATGAAAAAACGTTCTAAGACAATAAAGAAGAGATCGCCTGTTAAGAAGGCAATGGATCAACTGCATAAGCCCAGGACACATAGGGACAGAACTAAATATACACGAAAGGGCAAACAACGAGCAGCTCTAGTAAATTTAACTCAAGGCCAAGCAGCAGAAGACGCCAAGAAAACCACTTAACAGATTACAAACGCATAGGATAAATAAATATAGAAACTATTAGACCATTACTCTAACGCACAGAGTATAACTAAAAGAAGTACGGAGTACGCGGATGAATATGAATAAAGAACATCACAGATTTCATGGATCTGACGAATACTCAAGCAGGAAAGCAATAGTGCTGAAGAATGCTGAGGGATTTTACGTCAAATGCTATGAGAATAAAGACCTAGTTAAGCGTGTAGATGTATATAAACATGCAGAACGATACGCAGAAGACGTAGCAGAGAACTATGTACTAGGTATCCTAAACCCTTAGAGAGAGGCAAAAACCAATGGCCAACGAGCTAGTAACAGTAGAGATAGACAGTAAGAATTATGATAAGCTGATAGATCTCCTAAACGAGAGTAATCTGGTAGTAGAGATATTACAACGATCTAAACAAACGGTAGTAAGAACAATCAGGCCAACAGATGTAGTTTGTGTAACACATCCATACATCAGTGAGGCGGAGAAACGATCCACAGCAGCCTGTTCAACAACTCCATTTAATTACAGCATATCCGAAACAGTTTAGTGACGAATTAGTGGCGAAAGAGCTAGTCTATAACAACAGCGCAGAGGTGTTTGGTGTGTATATAGCCCAATTTGGTATGTTCCTATTCGACATTTCAGTCGTTTTAGCTGCGTTTATAGTAGGATTAATACTCAAAGATAGCATATATAGGTACCCTCTGTGGACTTGCGCAGGGATTTATCTCACATTTGCACTTATTTGGCATCTAATTTAGGGTCAGAGTGTGTAATTGTGTGTAATCCTATACTTGAATAGCTGTTTTGAGAGTAATACCTAAGAGCGTAGATGTAACCAGGCCGGAACCAAAAGTCAAGCCCAGAGGCCACCAGATCAGGGCGCCAGGCGATGGCGAGGGCAGAGGTGCTAAGAGATGCTAGGTGCTCTATATGTCGTTCGTGTCATAAATCTCTTGACAAATGGTTCCAAAGATGCCATAATAGTAGTATGAATAATAGAAACAATAGAGGAATAACAGCATGAGCCACCCAGTTAATGACATGATCTTAGATCAAATAGGCGATGACATATGCAATCTCACCACTACTGAACTAGCGAAGGAATTAGACCTGCCCATAGACGCTTTAGGCCTTAAAGCATTTGCAGATACTCCAGAACCTAGCGTAGGACAAGAGATTTTGTACACAGGCTATGACATATTCACCCATGATGAACTGCTTGACAAAGTAGGCACCAAGAGGTTTGAAGAATGGCCTGACTGTCCGTACTAAACTAAGAAGCACTCAGAGACCCTAGAAAAGAGCCTCTGATAGCCATGAGTGACGTGTCAAGCACTAAGACCACCAAAAGCAGTTAAGCCCCTCTAAGACCCTCCACCCTGATTCCGCCCCAGCAGGCCTGACCCGCCCGCCCCGATAAGACCTAATCCAGCTCTAATAGAGACAGAGACCACGAGTATAGAGATAGAGCAGTCACGCGCGTACGCAGAGGGGCTAGCGCGTACAGAGAGCCATACCCTAGCATCAGGCCTAAGAACCCTCAGGTGAGCTATGAAAATCGTATATTCTGGTCCAGCGTATAAGGGTATATAGGCCACATCTCTTTTTCTTTTAAATTTTTTGCGCCAAAAAAGTGTTCAAAAAAGGGTGGTAGAAATCTTGCCAAAAACTAGAGAAAACGCGCTAGTATGAAAAAGGCGAAATTCCGGTACCAAAAAACCTTTAACCCTTTTCGTGTCTTTTGGTATAGAGGCCTCTTGTATTATGGTCGTTCGTACCGTATAATAGTAGCATGAATAACATAATATTTGCCTCGTGTAAGGACATAAATGGAACCATTGAGTATATTGCTGCCTCTAATGTAGAAGAAATAGAGCTTTATTGCATGAATGGTGTATTGGGAGATGAGAAAGCTATATTAAATTATTATGACAATCCTACTCCTGCCATGATGTGTAAATGGTTTACATGGGTTGGCAAAGACAAAAGACCTACGTTTATGAATATTAGTAAGCCTTTTGATTATAATATAGGAAAACCACATGTTGATACGTCGTTTTAAAGAAATACTACAAGAAGAACAGATTACCCTTGGAACTTTGGTAATATTACTCACAATATTTGTTATTATCCCATGGTTAATCTTTTACGTTATTATATAAATAACATGACAATAGGACATCAGATTATAGTGAAAGAACTACTTAGAAAATTATCTAACATTGGTATCGTTATTTTAGGGATTTCATTTTTATCCGGAATTCTGTTTTTATTAATAAAGTATCCACCCACATATCCCGAGCCAGTACCTGGCGAATATCCTCCGATATATAACCCCTATCCTAGCATAGATAGGCATTTCGAGGGCTTTGAAGAAGATTATAATATGTGGCGGTATGCTAAAGAGCTTGAATATAGGAGAAGTGTGTGAAATGAGAAATTGGCTTAGTGAAGGTGATAATTATAATCGGTTGTTGATCGTATTGGTAGGCCTCGTCCTCGTTCCGATACTTTATGTGCCCCTTGAATGGACGATACTTAATATATGGTGTGGTATATATGGCTTTCTTAACTAACTTACTGCGTAAACTTCGTCGTCCTAAAACCAAGAACGTAAAAGAAAAGATTAAACCTGATGAGATATCGTCTTATGGTTTTCCTGGAACTTATAGAGCTATGCTTATAGACGCTATGGGAAAGGATGATGAACCTAAGGGCTTCCAGGGTGATCTACTTAACGGTTGGGAAGAGGATGGAGAACCGGGTCAGAGATTGGTAGAACCTAAGCATTGGCATAACGGTTACTTTCCACCTAAGAAGAAATGAAGATAGCCGTAGTAAGCGGTGGCTTCGATCCCTTACATTCAGGACATTTACGACTACTAAAAGAAGCAAGTGAAATGGGAGACAAACTCGTTGTTCTCCTTAATAGCGATGAATGGTTAAAACGTAAGAAAGGCAGTCCTTTTATGCCATTCAGTGAAAGAGCAGCTATACTAAAAGCACTTGAATTTGTAGATGAAGTACAATCATTTGATGACAAAGATAATTCAGCCATAGCTGGCCTAAATTACCTACTCAAGTTTAATAAAGACGATACCATTATATTTTGTAATGGTGGTGATCGTTTAGGTGATAATATCCCTGAAGTCTTTGTAAAAGGCATTAACTTCGTGTATGGTGTAGGTGGATATCAGAAAGAAAACAGCAGTTCTAAGATATTACAAATAACCAAAAAACGTTGGGGTTCTTATAGAGTTATCTTCCGAGATGGTAAGGTTAAAGTGAAAGAACTTATAATTGCACCAGGAGAAGAGATTAGTTATCAAAGACATTTTAAAAGATCCGAAATTTGGTTTATAAGTAAAGGAAAATGCATGGTGAAGCATGCTAAAACTGATAAATATAGATATACATTAAGAGTCCTAAAAGAGGATGATGTATTTACGGTGCGAGCTGAAGAGTGGCACCAAATAACAAATAACAGTAGCAAACCTTGCCACATTATTGAAATACAGTATGGAGAGCAAATGAGTGAAGAAGATATAGAGAGAGATTATGAAGTCGTATAGTGGAGCCGAGGCGATAACAATCACACCGTCAAGCAAACTAGAAACATTTGGAGATATAGATCAACTCCTACAAACCCAATCAAGTAAAATAGGATTTATAGGACTAGGCAAACTAGGCCTTCCTTGTGCTGAGGTAATAGCAAAGAAACATGACGTTACAGGTTATGATGTTGTTAAAGTTCTTACACAAAACGTTATACAAAAAGATACCATAGCAGAATGTGTTGCAGACAGAGAAATAGTCTTTGTAGCAGTACCCACACCTCACGATCCTGCTTACGATGGTAAAGCTCCTACAGCTCACTTAGAACCTAAAGACTTTGACTATAAAATAGTTCAAGAAGTATTAACAGAAGCAAATAAGTACATGGACGATAGCCAACTACTCGTGTTAATAAGCACAGTATTGCCAGGTACAGTTAGACGAGAGTTTATTCCTTTAGTAACTAATACAAGGTTCGTATATAACCCTTATTTAATTGCCATGGGCACAGTAGGCTGGGATATGGTTAATCCTGATATGGTAATGATAGGTACACAAGACGGCGAGAGAACAGCAGATGCTAATCAGTTAGTTGAGTTCTATCATACTATTATGGAAAACAATCCTGAATATCATATAGGCACTTGGGACGAATGTGAATGTATTAAAGTATTTTACAATACATTTATCAGTATGAAAATAGGTTTAGTTAATATGATACAAGATGTTGCTGAGAAACAAGGTAACATTAATGTAGATGTTGTTACAAACGCATTAGCTAGTAGCAGACAACGTATTGTAAGCAAAGCATACATGAAGGCCGGCATGGGAGATGGTGGAGCATGTCACCCAAGGGATAATATAGCTCTACGTTACATGGCACAGAACTTAGGATTAGAATATGACATCTTTGATGCTATTATGAATGCTCGTGAGATACAAGCTAAGAATTTAGCCAAGTTTTTAGTTAGTGAAGCAGAGCAAGCAGGATTACCTATACTACTTAACGGAATATCATACAAACCAGGAGTTGGTTACACAGCAGGAAGCTATTCATTGTTGGTAGGTCATTATGTTAAAGAATTAGGACATGAAGTAATAGAAGTAGATCCTTTAGCAATGGATCATAGGTTCTTCCAAGGACCACATAGTGCTGTCGTCCTATTAGCTCATCCAGAACTATATTGTAAACTAAATATAGATGCCATTGTAGTTGATCCCTGGAGAGAATATAAAAATGACAAATTAAAAGTCATTCATTATGGAAACACAAGACAAAATATCGCAAATCATTAGCTGGCTAGAAGCCTATTCAGATAAAGGCTTCGTTGTAGGAATATCAGGGGGTGTAGACTCTGCAGTAACATCAACTCTATGCGCTATGACAGGTAGACCAACGATAGTAGTTTTTATGCCTGAAATCCACAATAAGAAGGGCGTTACACTAGCAGAAACTCATATGCACGAATTAGGTCTTCGTTTCGATAATATTAGATCAAAAACTGTAGAACTGAATCAATTATTGCACAATTTTAAGCTAATGATGGCGAGGGTGGGTTGTGGCAATGAGCTAGCATTAGTAAACTCTAAAGCCAGGTTCCGTATGCTAACGTTATATCACATAGCACAAGCTAATAATATGCTAGTATGTGGTACAGGGAATAAAGTAGAAGATTTTGGAGTAGGGTTCTTTACTAAGTATGGAGATGGTGGAGTTGATATAAGCCCTATAGGAGATCTATTAAAAACAGAAGTATATTATTTGGCAGAAAAATTAGGTGTCAATCAAGACATAATAGATGCAGCACCTACAGATGGTTTGTGGGCTGATGGAAGAACTGATGAAGATCAGTTAGGAATAAGTTATTCTGAATTAGAATGGGCAATGAATGTGGCAGAAAATAATTTAACACCTTCAGATCCTTTATCTGAGAAAGTATATGAGAGATATTTGGAATTAAGAGAAGCAAACATACACAAAATGAAGCCAATACCTGTTTGTACGTTTAAGTCCAAAACATAATCATATACATACAAAACCCGCCTATACCATAAACGAGTGTACCTATAACCCAAATGGGTAGCTTATTCCACATCGTTAAGTGGGTTTTCAAGTATCGTTTGTATCCTGTCTTCTAGATCATCCCGCATTTCTCTAATGTCTGCATCCATTTCTTTAAATCTGGACTGCATTTCACGTTCCATCTCATAAACATCGTTACGAATTATTCGTTGTGTCTCTGCTGCGGACTTTTCAACATCTCGAGCTAGTTGACTAGATACCCTTATATCTTCTGCCAACTCTTCTCTTATTACATCAGTTATACCTTGTAGCTTTTCTACTTCTGCTTGTATTGCAACTGGATTAACTTTTGCTAGTTTTGCTTCTGCGTCTAGAAGTCTATCATACAATTGAAAGCCTCCCCAGAGGCCACCTACTATAGAGCCTAGTAAAGGTAGGATAATAAGCCATTGACTGCCTCCTATTTTAAGCCCTTTATATTCTACTTCTGCCATCTTAGTCTCCTAATTTCTTACTATTTTTATTATGCGCCTTCATGTGTTCATCAAATTCTTTTTGTAATTGATCCATCTCCTTTTGAAGATACTCAATATTTAAATCTTGAACCGCATCATCAGGCAAAGCACCGAGTTCACCTCTTGGCCATTTAACTCTAAACTCAGAGTTCATTTCTACAGCATCTTGCATTCTAATAACATCTAACTTTGTTGTTGCTAACGATCCTGTTAGTGTAAAATATACACCTGCTATTGATAGAATAATGGCAAGTATGCCTATTAAACTTTTTACGTCTAGAGTTATTTGGCTTGATTCTTTAAGTGCTATTTGTTTTTCTTCTGCCATTTTTTACTCCCTATTATATTGACTGTCTATCATTTTTTGTAATTTACCTTGGGTTCTACCCGCCATCATATAAAAACTTAAATCATTATCTTTAACATTGTTGCCAGGGTACATTGTTTTAGATATGTACCAATCATCCTTATCTGATAATTGTTCTTGTCCAGTATAATCACTGAACCCTGAACTATAACCTATAAAAGCAACCGTTGCTGTTTGATCTACATCAAACCCTCCACCTTGTTGCACGTTATCTAATTGTGTTTGTAAGTTTTGAGCTGCTACTTGTGATCCCATTCTATCTGCTAATGATTCAACAGCTGATGTAACTTGTTGTTCGTCAACAGTAGGTGGTGCAACATCAAACTTAGCAAAGTTAGGTTGTTGGTTACTTAAAAACTGTCCTATTGATTGTCCCGCCCCTAAAGCGTCATCAAACGAACTTTCAAAGTTCTGATCTGCTACGGTAAAGTTAGAACCATCATCAAAGGTTAATTCTTGTTGTTCTTCTTGTGTTTCTTGTTGTTGTTCTGCTACTTCAAAAGCTGTTACTGCAGGCCCTGATTCTACTTCTGCTACTTGTATCTGTGATTGACCTGTTTGTTGTTCTTGCTGTTCTGCAATAAATGAATTACCTGTAGACTGTGTTATTTGTTCCTGTTGACTACTACTAGCTACAAAACCGCTACTACCACTACTACTGCTACCACTTGAATATGAATTACTGTCAAAACTGCCTCCTGTGGTACTACCTGAACCGTCGTCTAACTGTTCTTGTATGACTTCAGCAACTGTTTGTTGTTCTTCTTGTGTGCCACCAAAATCTATCTCTGCAACAACTGCTTGTGAACTGCTTGATGACGAGTCTTGTGATACTGCTTGTTGTATTGTTTGTTGTTCTTGTTGTTGTTCTTGTTGAGCTACTTGTGCAGTAAAGGTCTGCAGTTCTTGTTGAGCTACTTGTGTTCCCTGGCCTGAATTAGTAGGTCCTGCATATATTTGTTTGCTCTCTTGTTGTTCTTCTTCTTGTTGCTCCTCTTCTTCAAAGAACTCTTCTTCGTGTTCTTCATTAATAAGTTCTTCTAACTCTTCTTCATCTATTAAGTCTTCGAATGCCTCATCTTCTTCTATGTAAAGCTCTTCTTCGTCATACGTTTCATCAAAATCTTCGAATATCTCTTCTTCTTGTTCTTCAAGAGCTTCTCTTTCATAATCCTCTAACACTTCCTCATATATCTCATTTTCTTCTTCAGGTACCCACTCTTCTTCAACGAATATTTCAACACCAACTTCTTCTTCTAATATATAAATCTCTTCTTGTGTTAAGTTTTGTGCTAGTAGCTCTTCTTCATACATTTCTTCCCAATGGGTTTCAGGTATATAACCTTCCTCATCAAACGTTACATCTTCGCCATACCACTCATCTACCTGCTCTTGGCCAAACTCTTCTATGTCTATTTCATACCATTCAGCATCTGTTAAATAAATTTCTTCACTATATTGTTCTTCAAACTGTTCTTCTTCATAAAATTGTTCTTCTTCGTAAGCAAACGTTCCATCTTCAGTAAATTCTACTTCTGTTCCATACCATTCATCTACTTGTTCTTGGCCATACTCCTCTACATCATAAGCATACCAATCTTCTTCTGTAAACGAATCATACATTTCTTGTTGCTCTTGATCATATTCATCCATACCCTCATCAATGTTTGTCCAATACTCTTCTTCTGTCTGTGTGCCGTAGTCTATATAACCTTCGTCTGAGAACTCTACATCTTGGCCATACCATTCGTCAACTTGCTCTTGCCCAAATTGTTCTATGTCTAGTGCATACCAATCAGCATCTGTAAAGTCTGCACAAGCATTTTGATAACAAGGATCATTAGGATCTAAATATTCACCATATTCTTCATCATACCACATGTCTTCTTCTGCGTAGGCATTTCCATATTCATCATAACCATAATCACTTCCATCATCACTACCATCATCATATCCATAATCCTCGTCTGTCCCATATATAGCATCATACAAAGCTTCTTCTTGTGCCAATGCACTAGCATATCCGTCGCATTGTGTGGAATAAAATACATCTAAATCACATTCATATATTAATAAAGCTGCTGCGTATCCTGTACAATCTTCATCATACAATGTATTTAAAGCGCATTGTTGAGCTAAATAAGCTGCTGCATATCCTGAACATGCTGAATTATATAAAGCATCTAGAGCACATTGTTGAGCTAAGTAAGCTGCTGCGTATCCTGAACAATTTGTACTATATAAAGCATTAAGTTCAC